AAAATAATATATATATATATAATACTACTACAAATATGGAAGGAGAACTTGGAAATCAACATGAAGATAAACACAAAACCCTTTTTGATTTAGTTGATAACAATAGAACTGATAAAAATACATGGCATTCTTATTTATACCTATACGAAAAAAAATTTCATGATATAAAATACAAAGCAAAAAATATTTTAGAAATAGGAATTGGGAATGGAGGTAGTATAAAATTATGGCACGATTATTTTGTAAATTCTAATATATACGCTTTAGACATTTCAGACCTAAATATTTTGTGGGATGGTATAAAACATAATGACAGAATAAAGCTTATCACATCAACAGATGCATACAATGAAGATTTTTTTAATAATCATTTTTTAAATAAAAATATGAAATTTGATATATTATTAGATGATGGCCCTCACACCCTTGAAAGTATGAAACAATTCATCACACTTTACACAAAGGTTATGGCAGAAGACGGAATACTCATTATCGAGGATGTTCAACATATAAATTGGATTCAAGAGTTGATCAAAGTTGTTCCAGAACACTTGAAAAAGTATATAGAAGTATATGATTTAAGACACGTGAAACAAAGATATGATGATATTGTATTTGTAATTCATAAAAAAAATAATATATATATATATAATACTACTACAAACATGGAAGGAGAACTCGGAGATCAATATGAAGATAAACACAAAACCCTTTTTGATTTAGTTGATAACAATAGAACTGATAAAAATACGATACATTCTTATTTAGATCTTTATGAAAAAAAATTTCATGATAAAAAAAATAAAGCAAAAAATGTTTTAGAAATAGGCATTGGTCCATATAAAAATTCAAATGGAGGTAGTATAAAATTATGGCACGATTATTTTGTAAATGCCAACGTATACGCATTAGATGTTTTACATATTGATAATGTATGGGACGACATCAAAAATAATGACAGAATAAAGCTTGTCACATCAACAGATGCATATAATGAAGATTTTTTTAATAACCATTTTTTATATAAAAATATGAAATTTGATGTATTATTAGACGATGGTCCTCACACACTTGAGAGTATGAAACAATTCATCACACTTTACACAAATGTTATGGCGGAAGATGGCATACTCGTTATAGAAGATGTTCAACACATAGATTGGATTCAAGAGTTGGCCAAAGTTGTTCCAGAACACTTGAAAAGGTATATAGAAGTATACGATTTAAGACACATGAAACAAAGATATGATGATATTGTATTTGTAATTCACAAACAAAAATAATTTTTTTATTTATACCATTTTATTTAAATTATTTATTTAAATTATAACTATAATATAATTTAAATAGTAAAATAAATTGTAATTTATGTATGTGGTGTTGCATGTATCCTTCTTCGTTTTTCAAATTTAAAAAATTAGTTGACCAACGCGAAATTGAAAATAATACAAGTATTAGTATTAATAGTAATAATAGTAATAATACTCATAACAACGACAACAATGGTATTTCAAATCAAAATACATATACCGATTATGACAGCGTTTCAATAACAAATAACTTGGAAGAATTTAAATCACTTTTTAAGACCCAAGAAAAAGCGTGTTATGAACTTCGTTCAGAAAACACAATTTTAAAAATGAAATTAGAAGTAGCAAACGAAATGATTCGAAATCAATCGAAAAAAATTAAATCCCTGAAATTGAAGAAAAATCATTTAGAAATCGAGAATAATGTGTATAAAAATGTCATGCGCGGGTCATCATTGTTATTCAATAATAATCATAATCATAATGGTAATGGTAATCATAACCATGAATCAGGTAACAAATGCATAAATAATGAAGGACATATTTCGCACGCATATCCGCCACCTCCTCCACCTCCACTTCCTCTCCCCCCATCAAATAAAATCAAAGTAAATGGCAATTTCCAAATGAATAATGTATTGGATGAACTTAAAAGTAAAATAAAAAAAATCGACGAATAGAATATTTTTTAAAATGATTGAAAAATATTTTAAAACTTCAATGGTATGAAATGAGCCATTACGCTTCTTAACAAATGGAATAGATGGAACGGAATAGATGGAACAACTCATTTTTATTCTTCAACTAGTTCATCAAATTCGGCATCTTCATCGTCATTTGGATAAATGATCTTACAACCACTCCAACCACCCTTGGCAACCTTTTTGAACTTTTTGTCCATGTATTCATGCAACTCTTGAAATCGCGGAACATTCTTGTCATAATTGCTCGTATACCATTCTTTGAATTCTTGGTTCAACTCATCGCGTTTTACAGCAAACGCTTTTCCAGTTTGATCGTTCATGCCGGGAACAACTTTGATCTTGTCGCGAATAAACTCCGACAAATAATCCTGGCTATTTCTGTACTTGTTACTGCTGAGTCGAACCTTTTCGCAAATTTTCACAGTTCCGCCAGTTTGGTAAGCTTTTAGCACGAGCATTGCCATGAATACAGGCGCCCATCCTTCCAGCTTCTCATCTAAATGTTTATCGATCTTGAATTGATACGGCATATCAGGGTCATCACTTTTTGGATCCTCGCAGAATTTCGATTCAAAGTCCACTTTGCAAATGCGCCTCCATGTACCGTCATCATTGCTTTTCACATCAAACATGACATTCGTGCAAACCACCAACTTGAATTGAGGGACAAATGTAATCATTTCTTGATAAAGCGCACGAGCTTGCACAGGATCTCCACCCGTCAACTCTTTTAAAGGACCTTCATTGATCCGGTCTCCTTTCGACGGCTCGTTCATGACTGCATATCGAACACCTACAAGTTGCGCAATTTCTGAAGCAGTACCACCAATCTTGTTTCGTTTTTCTGTGATCAGCGTAATCGGTACGGTACCCTTGTATTTTCCAAAACAATGCGACATTAGCTCAACCAGTTTCGATTTTCCATTGCTTCCACACCCATTGTAAATATTAAACGTCTGGTCGCGATTCACGCCAATGAGACAGGATGCAAGATGTTCCCACATGTATTCGCGTAGTTCGGGCGACGGAAACAGCTGTGACATGAAACCGATAAGTTCTTTTTCGATGCGCGCATATTCAGAACATCCAGGAGAATATGTTTCCAAAAAGTCAATTTCGGTGCATTTTGAAATGTAGTCAAACGGCTGACCAGGTCGAAATACTTTTTCATTGAAATCAACAACGCCATTATTGAATCCCATGAGATGCGGTTTAGAGTCCAAATTCTCGATAAAGTCCTTATCATAAAACATTTCACGAACTTCGCGCAATATATTATTCTTCACACTCGTGGTTTTTAACTGATTGCAAATCTCTGTCATGCGTTTCGAACGATCTTGAATGCTTTTGAATTGCTCGGATGTGCTGTCGTGTTCATTCAAACTATCCAACAGTTTCATGCTTCGTTCGGAATAGATGCTAAGCATTTCGGTTGAAATCAACCAACGAAGTGAAGTTCCAGAGTCGCATTCGGACCATCGATGGTCTTTGAACTCATACCACGCATTGTGTTTGATGCTCACGCAGACAAAACGTCCTTTGAACAAGTGATATAACACGTTTGCAAGGTCTACATCCGACGCTTCATTGATTTTTGTTTTTCCAATGTGCGTGATAAGCGTCTGATCAATATAATAATCCACCGTTTCCTCACGAATCTTTTTATACTCGACAGGATTATCTTGTTTCGACCAAAACATGATGGACCGCCTTGAAAGTTCACTTTTCCCAACTCTGAATTTTTGCCATTGTTTAAACAATTCAGGAATTTTAGAATAGTCGAATTTTTCACTCTGCGCGCTGAAAAGCATCCACGTTAGAAACAGTTTTTCACTGGTATTTTTTAGCGCCCATCCCACTTGAATCCATTTTTCATACGGCTCGTAAAATTTGCTGGTAAGTGACATTGTAAACTTGTGTGTTTCAACAACTTCGTATTCTCGCGGTTCTGTTGAACTCATAATCGACCCCACGGCGTGTTCAAGTTGCTCCCTGTTTGTAATCGAACTGTAATCAATTATCGGAATAGATGACGATGAAACCATGACAATATTAACACGTGACGATGATGATCCGGATACGGTTGTCAAAGCTGTCATAGAAGAAGGCGCTTTTTTTGTTTTAAACATTTGTTCGATTTCGGCTTTATACGATTCAATCAGTGAAAACGTCGCATGTCCGCGATAACGAGCAGTAAGGAGCTTAAAATCACGGTCAAATTTGAAATCGGTTACTTTTTTCTCAGAAAAGCCCCATTCGCCATTACCAAGTTTGAGCAGAAAATGATACTTCAGTAAGTATGCTTTGCATCCCGGTTTTCGCGAATTGTAGAGTTGCCATCCCGTTTTTCCACTTGTAATCGAGTTGTCAATGACATCTTCCCACGAGTTTGTAATGGGAAGCTCGCCCCAAATTGTCGGAAGTTCCGGTAATATTTTTGCCCGAAGGAACATTTGCTGCTTTCGTTCCATCTGAATTCCAATGATCATATGAATACCATCCTTTGTCATGTCGCTTTTGCAATTCACGGTCTGTTTTTCGAAAATAAATACTGGTATCTCAACGTCAGCGCCAATATTCAATATTTTTTTAACCGTGTTCATATATAATAATACCATGTCAACAACATGGTCTTTTGAATGTTTGCGTTCTTCAACGCTCACGTCATACCTGAAATCGAAATCAACAAGAATCGGGCCGCCGTCTTCGTGCTGAATTTCTGTAAGATATTCTTGTTTTCCCTCTACAAATACATGATTATAATATTTTCTATAAAAATCATCCAGTTCGGATTCGGGTATTAAATATGCCCCGCCCTTGATTCCTAGTTCCACATCTTTCAGTCGCGTGTGAGTGCATTTTTCACCCTGTTTGATATAAAGAGACGACAAGTATGATGCGAAATTATATGTTCCAGATCCATTCGCCTTCGCCATGCTCATGGTTGCTTGTTGATATAATAGAATGAGATAAGTTTAATTCAATTTTTATTTATTATACTTTTTAAATAAAAATTGGAAATATATAAAAATATCCCTAAAAAATGATTTTTTCGTTTTTTATAAAATCGTTTTCAAATTTTTTGATAATATTCTATATATTTTACATTTGTGTTCAAAATGGAGTTTTAATTATTTCGTAATTTTTTATTTTCTTCTTCCATCTTGTCGCGTTCTTCTTTCAATTTGTCGCATTCTATTTTTAAACTATCGCGTTCGTTCACAACTCTATTAAGAGTGGTTCTCAAACGTGCGAGTTCCCTTTCTAGACGTATGTTTTTTTGATTTTCATCATGCCACCCTTGCCACATTGTCCAAACCATTGTTGCGTTCTCTGACCGACTTTGTTGTATTTTAATAGATGGATGAAAAATCAATTTTTATTTTTTTTTATTTTATTTATAAAGCGGGTTCTCGTCAATGCGTGTTCCGCAGTACTGAACTGGAGATTTCGCATAATCAACTGGTTCATAAATTCCCGCTTTTTTTGCAGATTCAAGTAAGAATTTAAAATTATCCCAGAACTCTTCCTTGTGTCCAATGCTTTCCGTCATTAAATGCGCTAGTTCATGAATGGCAACAAACGTTAGCGTGCTCAAATCAATTAATCGTGTCCCTTCTTTATCTTCATTTAAGCAAAACGCCATTTTTTCGCCCTTGTTCTCGCTATATGCAGTATGTTCGCTTGTGGGCAGTGTTTCGCTAATTTTATTCGGATTAAAATTTTCAACTAGGCGTTTTACTGCCGGATTCGACGTATGAGTCGACTCCATGTGTTTGACTAAACGTTTCATTTTTTTTGTTGCTTCTGCTAACAAATCTGCCGCCAATTCAACCTTGCTTCGTTCTCTCACGCAATATGTATTTCCATCGACTTTTGAAATAATGCACCGCAAATTGAAAGAATCGGAGTCCTTATATATTTTTATTGCAAATAAAATCATTAATAAAATAAGAAGAATGCCCAAATAATTTACTTTCATTTTTATACTTTTATTAACTGTATTCGTCGATTATAACAATACTTTTTATTAAATACTATAATATTAATATATATTTATTTTAGAATTAAATTTAATATTTCTATTTTCTTTTCTATTGATCTATATAATTGTCTATACGCGTATATCTTATAATAAATAAAAAAATAATAATGAATTTGAATTCCAAAATTGTGCAAAAAACAATGCAGTCATTATTAACAGATGTTGCGCCAAAAGTGTTGACAACGCCTGATATTTCAAATGTTACATCGCTAACAAGCGACGGTCGTGTTCATGATGACAATCGCATTAGCCAACGCCATAAAGGTCATTCTGTTTTCAAAACACACCATAAATATAAAAAATCAAAAAATAATAAAACAAATAAAATAAAATTATTGTCGTCGTCACCCCATTCCATGTCGAGACACCATGATCCATTCATTGCGCTGTATGAAAAAATGAATGCCGCCAATGCAGAACTCAACCATCAAAATAATGCCGGATGTTTTAAATTTCAGGAAAGTGCAATCGACGTTCAATCTCAAGTTCCTCGTCCAGAAACATTTTCTGATAAATTTCTCTCGAGAGAAATGAGAGAATGCATAAAAAACGATTCAAAAAAAACAATAAAATTTGAATGTAAAATTAACCAACGAGACATTCGTTTACTTTTTATTTTATTCAAATATCATTGTTCAGAAGAATCTGTTTCATATTATAAAATATACGCGCGTCGCGTGTTCATGTGGCTGCATATGATATCTTTAAAATCCAGTTGCGTTGAATCTCTCGACATTTATATCTATTTGACCCCGTTTAAAAAACAGCTTCCTGAAAATAAAAGTGAAGTCATCGGCCCAATCAATGCAAATACCGGATACACATATCGTTGCGAAAAAAAAAATGAAATCGTTATTTATCGTCAAGAAGAGTGGTTTAAAGTATTATTACATGAAACAATGCACGCATTCGGTAATGATTTCGATAAAGAAGAAGAGGGTTATAATTCGACGACGGATTTGAGGAAAATATTTTCACTTCCGCAAGATATAAACATTCAAATGTCGGAAACTTATTCGGAGATTTGGGCTCGAATCATGAATGTCGCATTTCAAACATATTTTAAAAATCCGCCGTCGCTAGAATCACGAACGGCAAAACAATTCAAGAAAAATTTCGAATTTTATTTGAATTTAGAAAGTATATTTTCTCTCTACCAGTGCATCAAGATTCTTGATTTTATGGGAGTAAACTATCAAGTTCTCATTGATGAATCTGAAAACTCTAAAAGAATGATGCGTTCATTTTATAGAGAGAATACGCACGTGTTTGCATATTATGTTTTAACGTCAATACTGTTACATAATCACGGCGATTTTTTGTCGTGGTGTATGAAAAAGAATGGACATGGTCTAGACATGTTTAAAGTGAAGGCGACGCAACACGATTTTGTTGAATTGATTGCAGCGTGTTATAAAAAAAACGATCTTTTGCAGAAGATTGTAGAAACGGAAAAAAAAGTGGTGAGAGATTTTGAAAAAGCAAGTTCTTCGATTTCTGATAATCAACTTGTTACGACGCTGCGAATGACCATTGTCGGATTCGATTGATTTTTATAGTATCAATGGTTTATTTATCATATATTGAAAATTATTATTTTTTGCATTTTTAACATAACTTTCATCCAGATGAATGTCATATACAAGAGATTCATTTAAGTTACTATTGTCGATCATGAGTATAATATATCTAACATTATTACTAGTTGGATTTTCATTCAAATAATTATAATAATCTATTTCATTTGAGAAGGTGACATAATTTGGTAATATACTAGTCCATTTAGTATAAGGTACTGCATTTGATTCATTATTTGTAAATTTTTTTGTTACATACGTTTGTACAACTGCAGAATACATTGCATCAACTATGAGTGTTATGGTTAAAGGTAAGTTAGGATTCTCTAATAAGTATAAAAATGCGCATGAACTAAATAGAAATCCACCATCACCTTCAAAAATCCAAACATGTTCTTTTGTAGCGTAATGTATACCAATTCCATTTGTTAAACCTGTCCCGATAGATGACCAAGATGTAGTACTTTCAAATGATTCTGGTTTTGAAATATCCATATATTTGCCAAGAGCATACCAGTGATTTCCAACACCAGAAGTAACAGGTATTTCAAGAGAATTATTTTTATATACTTGTGATGCTGCGTAAATATATCTTTCTAACTTTGAAATAGGTTGTATGGGATTAAACAACTTATTATTACTGGTAGTAATTATATTTTTCCATTTTTTGCTACATGAAATCTTTAATGTTGATAAAATATCATTTACATTATCGGTAATAAAATATGTGTCAACATTTTTATTTTCTAATGATTTCTTTTTATTTGAAATCAAATAAACAATACTTTTTTTGTTTAATTTTATAAATGAAAACTTATTTGCAAAAAAGGGGGTATTTAGTTCTTCTGAAATGTTGCCAATAATTAAAATACGATTTGCTTTAATCACGGCATAATTTGCGGAATGATGTCCTAATGAACCCAATCTTCCACAATACAAAGAATTTTCTATAATAAATCTTTGTTTCCAAGTTGTGACGTATGGCAATTCATTGTTTAGTATAAACTGTTTGGCAATACTGTAATCAATAAATGATCCTTTTCCGACGACAACCAATATTCTTTTTTTATTGAAACGTGATACTATGTTATTATTAATTTTATTTATATAACCAATATCTAAACTATTATTTAATGATTTAGAATTTGATACTTTTACTGTTTGTCTTAAAATATTTATATTAATTATTAATATAACGCTGGTATTTTTTAATGCTAAGTTATATGCTTTGTGTAATTTTGTAATAAATTCATCATTATTTTCTATATAAATTAAATTTCCAATTGTATCTCCTATTTGTTTTATGTTCCACCATTGAAAATCTTCTTTAACCAATGGATTAAATGTTGAAATAACAATTAATGGTTGATGTTCTGCTTCTGCATTTTTATACGCAGATAATGCTGTTGCTATACCTGGACCGATTGTTGTAAATAATAAACCAACATTTTTAGTATAATAACCGTATACAGATGCTATAAACCCATTTTGTAATTCATTACCTACATTGATCCAATTGATTGAATCGGGTTTTTTTGACAATATGTCACTAACAGCGCTTCCAGATATTCCAAAAATGTTATCAATATTTTTCGATGAAACAAAATTCCAAAAATAGTTTATGTATTTCATTTTATTATTTATATATAAAATAAAATGAAAGTAAATAAAAATTAATAAAACATGAATAAAATAAAAGGTAATAACAAATGAATAAAATAAAAGGTAATAACAAATGAATAAAATAAAAGGTAATAACAAATGAATAAAATAAAAGGTAATAAAAAATAAATGAAACGAATATAAACATTCAACACTATTTATTGTATAAGAAAGTAATAATGTGTTCAATTTATAAGAATGAACCATGGAAATATGAAATTGACGATGTAGATATTAATGGACTTTTTGAAATAAAAGGATTTTATATTAACTTGGATCATAGAACAGATAGGAAACAGCATGTAGAATATCAACTGGAACAAATACGAATGAAAGGTAATATTAAAAGGTTCAACGCAATAAAAAATGCAAATGGGCGCATCGGATGTAGTTTGAGTCACTTGAAGTGTCTTCAAATGGCAAAAGAAGCGAATTGGGAGTGTGTCATGATTGTGGAAGATGATATTTTATTCATGTTACCGGATAGTTTTGTTGAAAATGCCAATTCATTTTTTTCAAATAAAAAAAATAAATGGGATGTGCTTCTTCTTGCAGGAAATAATTTGCCTCCATTCGAAACAAATGATAGTGTTAGTATTCGAGTATCGCATTGTCAAACTACAACCGGATACATTGTAAAACGCCATTATTATGACGCACTGATTTCAAATATTAGGGAAGGCATCACAAAATTAATGAAGGAACCTGACAATCATTATTATTATGCAATTGATAAATATTGGTTACACCTTCAAAAACAAGACAGGTGGATGCTTTTAATTCCTATTATCGTTGTTCAAAAACCGGATTACAGCGATATTGAAAAAAAATATACCGACTACCAACGCGTTATGACAAGCATTGACAAATCAGAATTTAGAAAATAATTTTTCATTGGAATGATCCATTACTGTGCGTTTATGATATATTTGTTTCATAAACTTTTACATAATTTGACGGTTTCGATCTTGTTGTAAGAAGTCCGGCCATTTGGAATGTTGACTCGTATATATTTTCTTTTAATATTTTATCTTTATCGCATTTTGCCATCATTTCGGGCCCCTTATTTATCTCTAGAATATATGGATGGTCATTTTCTACTATAACATCCATACCAAAAAGCTGGAAGCATACTTTGTTATAAAATTTAACTTCATTGAATAATGGTGCAATCGCCTTCGATAAACTTGTTATATTATCGATAATTTTTTTCCATATACGCATATATTTTTCTTCTCCGATGTAATTTTTTAATTCCTTGAAATCATGAGGCATGTTTTCTTTTTCATATAAAGTCACATCCATTCGACTCGTGATGTGGGTATCGAATGTAATATTATTACCCGTTTTATTTTTTGTATACAAAACTTTCCCATTTGTATTCACAAAAAATTGGATATTCCCTTTATATTTACGAATCATGTAATATATTCTCATATTCATTTTTCTCCCTTGTATTTGCATCGTATTTTTCAAAAAAAGTTGCGCAACTTTGTAATCTTCATTTTTTGCTTTTATTAAGTCATCTTCCGTGAATGTGAGAGCAAGCCCTAATTTGCGCTGGAGGTTTTTTTTACAAATGAGAGCAGTTCCATCTCTGATTTTTTGAAGAGCAATTTTATATTGTTTGTTATTTTTTATAATGAATGATTCGGGCATTAATTGTTTTGCATTATAACGACCGTATTTTTTTTCAAGAATATTCCAGAGATTATTTTTTCGAATGATTTGATTGCATTCAATAAAACCGAAGATGTATTTACAGTCAGGTAAGTCAATGTTCTTTAATTCATACTCGATGTGAGTATAGTCATATGGCATATATAAATCATATTTTTTGTTGTTATATTTGAACCCATTATTTTTTAAAACCCTGTTTAATAGTTTTTTGGGTGGTTTTTTTTTGTAATATGTTAAACTGTTTGTTGTATTTTTTAAATGCATTGTGTGATTTTTTGTTTCATCAACAGAATCAGTATCATTTAATTCTTCACCACTCATTGTTTTTGTTTTAGATATAACCGCACCCACATTTGAAATATTTTTTTTTATTATTTTAAACATGTATTGTTGATATATATATATATATATTATATAATTTAGTTTAATTTAAAACACACATATATATATAAATTAATTTAGTTAAGAGTTGCATGATAAACTGTTTGAAACACCGGACCAATTAAATTGTGAACCGCATTTTTTTGTAGCAAGGTCAAACTTGTCGCATAAAGTTGGATAATCCGTTATTTTAAAATTAGCTGTTCCTGAACACAAATTATATGATCCTGATGTACAGGATGTTCCGTCAGAAGTCCAGTAGTCAGGACAGTCAGATACGAATGGCGGCCAGTTTACAGTATTGTATTTTGAAGAATATATGTTATAACCTATGAATGCGAGAACTGCAAGAAATATAAAAACTGCTACCCATAAAACCGTGACTTGAAATGACATTTTTGAATATATATAACTACTATATATTTAATCAATAAAATATTTTACAATTAAAGATATTTCATAAAATTTTATGAAAGACATTTCATAAAAAAAATAATTAATACGATTGGAATTAATTATTTTTATAATATAACTATATAAGCATCAAATAATAACATCAAAAAAATGAATTTGAATCAAAACATTCTTCCTAAACAGTTTTCAAATGGACGTCTTGACATTGAAAGTCCTTCGCCATCGGCTCAGTTTGCCCTTTTTGATAAAATCCCTATTTCATCACAGTGCACGTCATTTACGGATGCAATGACAGGAAACTGGAACGATACGCCCATGTCACTGGCATTTTTTAGCGATCAAAATATGCAAATTATACAAAACGGGATTCGTGCCGGCGTATACAATCAAAGTGGCGGTAAATACGACATTGGTCCACAAGATTGCGACAACCTAAAGATGATTATGCGCGGGATATATTTAGAAAGTGCGATGAACCAGCCAACGAATATCACAGAACAAATTGAATCTTTAAACAATTTGGTTTGTAACTGGTGCATTCCTCGTTTAATTAGCGAAGCGCGTGCTTATTTAAACTATAAACGTGACGTATCAAACATGTACACGCTCATTCCGCCGCCCACACTGTCAACCATGAAGGGTAAAACACTGGAATTAAATCCTTGGTTCTAAATTAAGGAACTGGAAACGGGCGTTGTTTATTTTCAACAACAAGTGGATTGGGTAAAATAAATGGGATTCTCTCAAAGTATGCAACTTCAGGAAGTGGGGTTAATTTGGGTGCGACTGGAGTTTGAGGAGTTACTAAATTTGTAGAATTGATTCCGAAAAGTGCAGATTCAATATCGACCGAATTTATTGAAAATGCTTCTCGCGGCATGTGACTTGGAGTAATACCAACCGTCGGTAGCGCGTTTCTATATGCAGCTCCATATTGTGAGTGGTTGTATTCCGTGTAACCGAAAATTTGATGATTTTGTTTTTGTTCTAAACAATAATCGGAACTTGTATTTTTATTTCGAGTTGATGCCATTTATATTTATAAATATTAATAATATTTTATATTTTAAAATTTAAATTATAATATATTTTAAAATATTATTTTATTATTTTATTTAATGGTTTGTTTTAATTATCATTTTTTATTTTGTCGATTATCTCACATTTTGACTTTTTTAAAATAGAACCAGTCGTAAAATATTCAATCAAGCATTTATGAAACAGGTCAAAAAATTGATAAGAAAACAAGCACATGAACATGATTACATTCGTCATTTTCATTTGTGTATTTGCCTTTATACCTTCCTCTAGAATTTCTTTTATTTCATTACAGTTTTTTAACTGATGATATAACTGTAATGTTCTTTCACTCATTTCATTTTCATCAAAACGGTTCATTCCAAATGCTTGTAGAACTTGCATTTGGTATAGAATATTGCGATCGTCATCATTATCCATGAGTTTATATGTACATATAAAGTCGGCGCGATATATTCCGGAATTTTTATCAGATGTATCAGTATCAGACATTATAGAAGTTGAATATAATGTTGAATATAATTATTATATGACATATTCTTTAATTATTTTTAAATGAATAGAATAAAAATAAAGTTTAATTAATTTAACTATATTTTTTATTTTACACGATTACATAATAGTTTTGTAAATAGCTTAAATACATTATATTAATACATATAAATACCTAAAATGAGCGTATACGAGACAGAAGAAAATAAAATTAAACCCGATGAAAACATGAATATTGTTCACGAAACATCGTCATCGGTAATAAATGAATTTAATAAATGGGAAGACCTAGAGCACTTGGATCCAAATTTGTTGCGCGGAATTTACGCGTATGGTTTTGATAACCCTAGTGTGATTCAACAAAAATCAATCTTATCATTTTTTGAGAGAAAAGACATGATTGCTCAAGCTCAATCTGGAACCGGTAAAACAGGTGCGTTTTCAGTTGGAGTTTTACAAAATATTGACACAAGTGTTAAAAAAGTGCAAGCGGTTATTCTTGCTCCGACTCGAGAGCTGGCAAAACAAATTCATGATGTTGTATCCGGACTGGCAGTATTTATGAAGACACTTAAAATTCAGTTACTGGTTGGCGGAACTTCGACGGAACAAGATGTTTCCAGTTTGAAGAATGAAACGCCGCACATCATTGTTGGATGTCCAGGTCGAGTCCACGATATGATTCGTAGAAACCACATTCGCGGAAGTGATGTAAAAATGATTGTGCTTGATGAAGCGGATGAAATGTTGTCTACCGGATTTAAAGAACAAGTGTATAATATTTTTAATTTTCTGAATTCAAGCGTACAGGTGTGTCTTTTTAGCGCGACAATGCCCGAAGAGCTTCACACACTTGCTTCTAATTTCTTGAGAAATCCAGTAAAGATTCTTGTAAAATCGGAACAGCTTACACTGGAAGGCATTGTGCAGCATTTGATTGCGCTAGAAGATGACTCGCATAAATACAACACACTGAAAGACATTTTTAATATGATTTCTGTTACACAAACTATTATTTATTGCAACAGTATTAAGCGAGTGACTGACTTAACAGAGGCCATGGTTCAGGACAATTTTCCGGTGTGTTGCATTCATTCTGGAATGGAAAAATCGGAACGTGATGCAGCATTTAGAGATTTTAAATGTGGAAAACACCGCGTTCTCATTTCGTCGAATGTGACTGCTCGTGGAATTGATGTGCAAAATGTGGGTGTTGTCATTAATTTTGACGTACCCAAGGATGTGCATACGTATTTACATCGCATTGGGCGGTCGGGACGATGGGGGCGAAAGGGGGTTGCAATTAATTTTGTGACTCGATGGGATATCAAGAAAATTAAAGAGTTTGAAGTATATTACAATACTGCAATTACGGAAATGCCTTCCACGATAAATGTTTCTTCTTAAATTCATTCAAGAGTTATTTGTATTTTCAAATGTTTCTATAATTCTCTATAAAATAATCTTTCATTTCTTTAGGATAATCAGTTATAATACCATCGACTCTGTATTCAATATTTTGTTTGAATATATTTATATCATTTATTGTCCATGGCAAAACTTCAAAACCATTATCATGTAATGTTTTAACAATATTTTTATCTATTAACTTATAATACGGTGATATTATTGTAACACCTATTTCTTTTAATATTTTTATTAACTTATCTAAATCTAAAAATTGCGTCTCTATTAAATATGATTTTTTTTTTATCGAAGGGTCTATATCATTAACATATTTTAAAGCCCTTATGTCAAAAGATTGTATAATAACATTATTAACAATCTTGTATTTCCTAAGTATAGCTATTAATTGCTTAGAAAAATTATACACTTCATTGTCTGTGTCGATGTTAAGTAGTGTGTTTGCTGCTGTTCCTGTGGTAGCGGAATCCTCGGGCGATGTTTCAGGGCCAGATAATCCTGTACAAATTTCAATGTTCATTATTATTTTTTTATGCTTATATTTTTTTGATTGAATTAGATTAATCAACTCTTTGAAAGATGGAATTTTTTCACCAGGTACAGTTTTCTGAGTAATAAATTTATAATTTTTTTTAGAACCACAGTCATATTGTTTTATTTCTTTTAATGTTAATGTTTTGATTGGTTTGCTAATACCATTACAAATACTTGCATTTATATTTCGATCATGATAAATTATAATTTCATTATCTTTTGTCATATTAAGATCTAATTCTAGAACATCTACATCATTATCTATTGCATAACGAAAAGCAGCTAGTGTATTTTCAGGATATAAGCCACGAGCACCACGATGACCATGTATTTTTATTTTGTTGGTTTTTATAGGATTATTAAAGGATGAAATCATACATCCTAATGTTTCTAGAGAATTCATAGATACTGCCAAACTTCTTATTCCAAAACTTCTATAATCTGTTTTTATTTTTCATTTATAAAATAAAATAATTAAAATAAAATAATTAAAATAAAATAAACAGATAATATATGAATCGATTTTTTTGATTATTATTACTAATAATTTTTTATAAAGTAAAACAGATATTTTATAAAAAATTGATTCGTAACAAGAAGTTTTTATTATTCTAAATGGATAATAAAAACAATAATGGAAAATAATGAAACAATAATGGAAAATAATGAAATAATAAATAAAAAAAAGGAAATTGTAGATACGACATTTTGTTTACCGATTACATATGTAGACAAAAACAAGTTGCACGAAATCGATACCCATGTCATAACAGATTTAGAGTTGATTCACCTGCAAAGTGATTTGGAAAAAGGAAACAATGACAAAGAAAAAGAAGACAATTTTAATTCTGTCATAAAACAAAAAAACATATACGAGCACGTATTCAATCCTCAAACAATATACGGAAAACGATTTTTAGAACAATGGGCAAAATATTATACATCCGATGTGTCATTTTTAAAAGAATCGCAAACATTGATTCAAAAATGTCAAGCGAATCATTCCAATCTTTCTGCCGCTGCCGAGTCATATTTAGAAATTCATGACATTTGGAGCTCAATTCAAGGCGATAAGCATTTCAAAGACAAGTTTGGATACATTGATATTACCATGCTGGAGCCGCTCAATTCGTCGTCACTATTTCTTCAAATTCTTTCACTGCAAAATTTGGCATCTCCTGTTATTTCTCTCTTGACTCCGCTCATTATACTTATTATTCCATTTTTTATACTGCGATTTCAAAAGTTGCCGATTGACTTATCGACATACATATCCTCTCTGAAAAAAATTGCACAATACCACCCCATCGGTAAAATATTTGAGAATTTTAGTTCGGTTCCATGGGATAAAAAGGTATATATTTTTATTTCGATTGCATTTTATTTGCTTCAAATTTACCAAAATATAATGTCATGCTATCGATTTTATAAAAACATGTTTTTAATTCATAATAATATTCACAAGTTTGCAAACTATATTAATGGAAGCATTGAAAACATTCATTCCATAAATTCGATTATTGAAAAGGAAGGGTTGTTGTCATATCGCGGTTTTCAAGCAGAAAATGAAAAAAATGCACAAACTCTCTCTGAATTGTATGACGAAATAAGAAATGTGATGCCATTCAAACTCACTCTTGCAAATGTATCAAATATTGGGACAATTATGAAACTGTATTATCGATTTCATTGCGACGAAAATGTCAAAAATGCAATCAGCTATACATTTGGATTTAATTCATATGTAGAACATCTCTCTGGATTATCACGATTAATTAAAAATAAAAAGATTGCTCCTTGCACATTTTTATCACCTTCGTCGTCATCCTCCTCTAAAAAAACATATTTCAAATCATCGTATTATGCGCCGCTAATGAATGATCGCCCTGTAAAAAACAATATTGCATTGAATAAAAAGGCGACGATTACTGGACCGAATGCCGCTGGAAAAACCACGCTCATTAAGTCCACACTTTTGAATATTATTTTCTCTCAACAATTCGGATACGGATTTTATAAAAAAGCAAAACTGGTGCCGTATGAATTTGTTCACAGTTATTTGAATATTCCAGACACTTCGGGGAGAGACAGCTTGTTTCAAGCCGAGTCACGCAGATGCAGAGAAATTATTACTTGTTTGCTTGAACATAAAACAAAAAGACATTTTTGCATTTTTGATGAGCTGTATTCTGGAACAAATCCATACGAAGCCGTTGCTAGCGCATATGGATTCATTAAATATTTAAACACGTTTGAAAATGTGGATTTGTTGCTGACTACACATTATTCCAAACTGTGTAAGCTTTTAGAGACGGAGCGTGTTGAAAATATGCACATGAAAATTGAAAACATTGGCGGACAAGGACAAGGACAAGGACAAGGACAAGAAGAAAAAAAAGAATTGAATTCAATTAGATACACATATAAATTAGGAAAAGGTATCTCTTCTGTAAAAGGTGGAATCAAAGTTCTTCAAGATTTAGATTATCCGATTGAAATTATTAACGACACGAGAAATATGATTCACGGCGTTGATGTTGATGTTGAAGTGTAATTTGACAATAGTTTTTTTTCATTAAATAGAAATAAAAATAAAATGTTTAAAAATAAAATGTTTAAAAATAAAATGTTTCGTTTATTATTTTATTTTTATTTATATACAAAATACAATTTAATAATTTAATAATTTAATTTAATAATTTAATTAGTAAAAAATATAAAAATAAAAACAAAACTATAACATAAAATAAAACATGTTAAGCAATATTTCCGATTTATTTACAATGGCTAGTTTAGTCATATGCATGCTGCTTTCTGGTATTATATTTTATTACCTTCGCACACGAATCAGCATGCTGGAACAATCCGTTATGGATCAAGCGCAACTTTTGCAACAGGTGGTTACATCATTAAAATCATCGCAATATAGACAACAAATGAATGCAAATACGAATGTGATTTCTGCACAACAATATCAAAATCAAGATCTTGTAAACTCGAATCAAATGCAAATGAATTTAATTCAAGTGTCTGACGACGATAGTGACGATAGCAGCAGTGATGGCGGTGAAAGTAGTGATGATTCTCATACTTCCGAAAGCGACAATGACGAAAGTGGAAATGTTTGCACACTTGAAGATGGTTCTTGTAAAATTATTGATTTATCAACTATTTCATCATCTGCAAACTACTTTAAACCGTCGTCGTCTCATTCTGAAATAAAAGTAATCGAACTAAAATCAAACATTCATTCTAGTCATGATGGTGTTGGTAGCGACAATAATGTCGACGACGACGACGACGATGATGATGATGATGACGATGATGATGACGATGAAGACGACGAATATAGTGATGACGACGAAGATGATGAATGTGGTGGACACGATGTTAATAAGATGAATAAAAATATGAATAAAAATAAAGAAAGTAAGAATAATGAATATATTGAGAACTTAACTCAAAATCATACAAACGGTTCTACTAACAGTGGTAACAGTTTAGATGCAATCAGTAAAAAAATGAAAAGTATTGTGATTGAAGATTCAACAACTTCTGTTTCCTTGGATGAAATGAAAAATATGCCTGTAAATTCATTGCGAAGTTTAGCAAAAACCAAGCTTAGTAATATTGACGTTCCAACCATTAATAAAATGTCAAAGAAGGATATATTAAAAGCGCTGCATGTGGAATAAATAGACAAAAAATTATTATATTAACGTATAATAAAAAGTAAAATATGTCGTTGTCGATTCCAAATTTAAATGGACAAAAATATAAGGTGACAGAGAGATTTGTTCAGAGTGGTGTTCACAAATACAATTCCCCAGAACGTAAATCGTATGTATGCGAATTTAAACAAAAAGGGCGTTTTGTTTATTCGGTGGATGCAAAAAAAAACGAATGTTTAGGCGTTTGGCATAATACAATGAATGGCTGGCAACTCTACATTAGTATAGATAAAAATGATAATGATACATTTGTTTATACTCCAATAAAACTATCAGAAAATAATTATGTAATAGAAATGGATGGAATTATCATAGAATCGGGAACATCTGAAGGTAATTTATTAAAAGTGGTTAATACAATATATGATATTATGCCATCAAATTTAAAAAAAAATATGAATGATCTTTACACTAAAATAACATCTTCACTAAGAAAAAATATAGATCAAAATATAGGAGTTGCTCATATGACATGCAAACGGATGAAATAAAAAATTATTATTAAAAATATTAAAATAATATAATTAATAATTAATAACAAATAAATTAATAAAATTAATTAATTAATAATAAATAAAATAAAATATATATAAGAATATAGTAGGACAAATTTCGTAGACATGAGCTGGGGTACTTGTTATTCGGGATCAAACAACATTCATTTCAATTATCCACCAATTATGGCTGATGGTCGCAACTATGCTACATGGCAACCAGGCGCCGTTATTAACGAGCAGTTACGAGAAAAGAATAATATACAGAGCAATTCGGATTACCGTCAATATTTGATTCGTAATGCAGACGAAGTTATGCAAGCAAATTTAATTACCGCATGCGATTCTTGTGGATTCAATTTGAATTTGATTAGCAACAGTAATGACATAAACGCTGGAAACGATACGAAACCGTTTCTGTTTTCTTCTCCGTGGGACAGAAGTCAGCCATTTGGATACGAATCCAGCGATTTGAAGAATTTATATTTGTCTCGATACGAACTGCAGAGTCGAATGATGGCGCCTGCTCTAAACCAGGAACAATATTTAACCGGTGGATTTCCAAATCCAAATTCTTAACCGACTTCAATTGTAAGCCAAGTTAGACAAGTGTTAGTTATCCAATGTTAAGGGATTATTTTATTTATAAAAATAGAATAAATATAAATAAAATATAAATAAAAATAAAAAGAATAAAAAATATAGGAATAGAATAAGAAGGAATAATTAATATAATATAAAAAATAAACAGTATATAACATGTCGTCAAACTATGCCAGTAATATTTTATTTTATCTTGCAATTTTTTTCATCGCATTCATGTGCATGCAGTATAAAAAATCCACACGAAATGGAGAGATTTTAGACGAAAATGATTTAATTCGAAAATATTTACTCAATGATGAACACTATGATACAATTTTTAATAAGAAAAATTCCAAACCAATTTTGTGGATTCATGTAGAATATGATGTTAATTCTAGGCGCTGGCTAAACTATGGCTCTAGAAATAGTACCGAATTAAACCAGCCCTACATTTATCTCACGATACGAAGCATCATTCAAAAATGCAGCGAGTCGTTTCATGTGTGTCTCATCGATGATGTATCATTTCATAGATTGATGCCCGGTTGGACGCTCCAACCGCAAAATTTGCCGTCTCCTCTTCGTCCTCATTTGAGAGAACTCGCATTTGCAAAATTGCTGGAAATGTACGGCGGTATGCGCATCCCTCCATCATTCATCTGTTTCCGCGATTTAATTTCGGTTTATAATAACGCATTGCTTCCCGCATCCGCTTTTGTCGGCGAAATGCGCGCAACTTCATCGGTCAGCGCCGTTGCAGAATTTTTTCCGAGCACTGAAATCATGGGATGTAAACGAAATAGTCCCATTATTCAGAAATACATTTCTTACCTGGAAGTACTTATTTCAAAGGATTATACGAATGAAATGGATTTTCTAGGAGAGTGTGGGCGATGGTGTTATTCTGAAATTATCAACGGGAATATGAGCGCAATCACTTCGACCATGTTTGGTATTCAGACGGCCTCTGGTGGAAACGCGATTTTAATTGATGATTTGATGGGCGACCAAGATGTTGACTTGGACCCAAATGCGTTGGGACTCTACATTCCTGAACGCGAATTGTTACGTCGAACGGCATTTGGATGGTTTGTTCGCATGTCGCCAGAACAAGTGTTGGAATCAAATACGCTGATTGGAAAATATTTACTTTATTCCAATTCATCGATGTAATTCCTGAAAATTCATAAAAATTTCATAAATATTTTATGAATTTATATCAAATGATAATTATCAAGTGATAATTAAAAAATTAGTTGATTCTGTTCGACTGGATGTCAGAAGACACAATGTATAGAGAGTTTTCGGTTAGAATAATGTATTCGGACTCAATCTTAAATATTTTTCCGATTGGACTTGTGTATTCCTCTTCACTCTTTACAAGAAGCTTCTCTCCATTTTCTTTAACACCGATAATAACTTTTTTTTCAATGGACTGAGTCCAATAATCAAGCATAATTGGTCGATCTTCTACAATTGCCAGCTTGGATGCATGTTGCATACACGTGTTGGATGGTAGACGAAATCCGCCGACAGTTGCGGCAGCACTATTACTAGCGTTGTTGTTATTACCGTCTGAAGAAGTAGGTTTTCCAGAATTTTGGCTCATTTTGTTTTCGATTTTATTTTTATATAAATAACATGAAGATATTCTTTAAATACTTAAATTCACAAATTATAAAAATAAATAAAAATAAAAAAATTTGGTTTATATTTTATTTTTATTTAGTAACTTAATTTTATTTATCATAATAAATAAATATTTTTATGTTATGTTATAGTATAAAAAATAATAAAAGATGGCACGAAATACTCCAAGAAGTCAAAATGGCAGGTCAGCAATTGCTCGCAAGGCGATCTTTAGCGCAACTGGAAATACAAATGGTATGTATACAAACACTGACAATGGCGGCGGTATGCGAAAGGGCGGAGCGCAACCATCCGCAACCGGATTTATGATTCCGTTTGGTCGCCGACACATGATTGCAGTTCCGGCTTTGAATGCCAATTATTTGTTCAATTGGACGCCTTACATTGACGCAGGGCGGCGCGCTTATGGTACAAATCTGGGATAAAAATGCAATGCGAACAAGTTTGTGGGATAGCGCATGAAATAAAATATTTATGAAAAAATAATAGAGAGATTTTTTCATAAATGATAATATTAAATAAATTAAGTAAATTAAATAAATTAAATAAATTAAATAAATTAAATAAATATATTTTTAATAAAAATGTTACTTATCAAAGTGGATTTTAGAGAGAAGGATCTTATTGCATTATTACAATTGAAAATGATGAATGATGCAAAGGATGATAATAATCCCATCAAGTTAAAAGTAGATAATTTGAAAATTGGCGATGTTGCATTCGTAGAAATTGATAAAAATGAAAATGAAATTGGCGATGAGTTGCTTTTATTCGAGAGAAAAAGTTTAAATGACCTGGCATCTAGTATTAAAGATGGCAGGTATGCCGAACAATCGTTTCGACTTGACGGATATGAAGCTGTTCCCAATCATAATATTGTTTATCTCATTGAAGGCGACCTTTCAAGGTATCGAGAGAATCAGTTCAGTCGCATAAACAAAAATACGCTTCTATCTTCTATGTTTTCTATACTTTATTACAAGGGATTTTCGGTTGTAAGAACGATGAATGTTTTGGAAACGTGCGATTTGGTGTGGAGTTGGGCAGACAAGTTGGAGCGCGAAATGGGCGGCGGGAAAAAATCAAAATCTGGTTCTAAAAAAATTCCATATTATAAAAGTGATATTATTTCTACATTTAATTCCAATTCCGAATCTACCCTTGCAGAAAATAAAGAAAATCCGCAATTTCACATTGAGTTAGAGTTAGAGCCGCCTCAAGAAAATGAAGGAAGCGATAAAACTGTAGTGCAAACATACGATTATTGTAGCGTGCTAAAAGTAAAGAAGGAAAAAAATGCAAATGTCACACCGGAAAATATTGGAGTCATTATGTTGTCCACGATACCGGGAATAAGTTCGAAAACGGCAATTGTAATTATGAATGAGTTTAAAACGATAGGAGCGCTTATAAAATCATTCGAGTTAAATCCGCATTGTTTAAATAAAATATGCATTGAAACGAATGGCAAATCGCGCAAAATTACGTCTACATGCATTGAAAACATACAAAAGTATTTGTTGAATATCTAGTAAAATTAGTAACAATGTCAAGAGCATTTATATCCTGCCAAAAATCCCTCCTGCTCCTCTGTACGCCGGCAACTTTTTCCAAAAGGGTTTCAACTCACTGAAAACACTGTCTCTATATGAGTCGGGATACTCTTCATAACTTACACTAAACACGCGATAAAAAAACATAAGTCGTTAGAATCTCCACATCCTGAAGCACATACACTATTTTCAACCATGTTATCTTCGGGACACTCACCGCCCGAAGTTTTCCATTTATTGAAAGGACTAAAATCACTGAATTCACCTTCAGGACCAGGACCATTACCACCATCATCACAATCTACTCCCATAACTTCGTTACAATAAGCTGGTCCGAAATCTTTAATATATTTTTCTAGTTCATTTTGTGTCATTGATAGACGATCTTTTTTACTAATGTTTTTTATGTTCATTTTTTTAAATTGAAAACCTAAATTACGCATTTGTATACTGCGAAGTAATTTAGGTTGAGAAGTGAGTGGTAAATTTTTATTTTTTTTATTTATCTTTTTACCTAATTTTTTATGTTTATACATAATTAAATAGTTATTATAATGTATTAAAATATATAAAAATTTTCAAAAAAAAATAATTAAATGAACATTATTCTAACTTATTCTACGGAATGTATAAACTAACTTGGTCGCCTTCATAGTACCCCGAATCAATCAAATGTTGGGTGAATTTCGGACCTCCCCAGTTTGGATCCATCGGGTTCGGACTCATACCAGAATCTTGTTGAATGTAATTGAGCATATCAAGCGGTGTGACGTCACCCATATTGAAACCGGAAGCGTCAAATCCGGGATACGAATTTGTATTGAATGGGGGATCATTTCGATTCGAATCCATAAGCTTTGTAACCGGCGGCAAACGATTTTTTCCGGGACCCGTAGTCGTATCAATCATGGGCGGCAATCCGCCTTGTAAATCAACAGGAGATGGGCGAATTTTATAAATATTTTTACCCTGAGCATCATTCGTCTGTTGCAAATATAATACTGGACATACAATTCCTTGGCTTCGTTGCCATTTCATAAATTCCACATAATCTTCTAAATTATTAAATTTAAGGGGATTTACTCCTGGAACTTTAGCAACCTGCGAATTATACAAATAGATTTCGGTACCTTTTTGTATTAAAATATTTGGACACCTGTGGGGTTGATTTGTAACAAACCCTTCTTCTGAAACAGAATAATTTACGACGAAATAAAATCCTAGAATAAAAACTACAACCGTAAACAATAGTGTATTTGAGATTTGACTTGATATTTGTGGAATACTGACCATTTTATAAAAATCAACTAACTGTATATTCTTTACTACTATTATTATTATTAGTAAAGAATAAAATATATTAATTTTATATAAAATATATTTTATTTTGTTAGATTTTATATTATTTTAATCAATAGAAAAGAAGAAAAAAAGTATGGTTAAACTTGCTTATGATCCTAAAATGAAAAGTCCAAAAGGGCCGTGTGTTGTTGTAATACATGCAAATTGGTGTGGACACTGCAAAACACTTATGCCAAAATTTGAAAATCAAATTGTTACATCAGACGAATTTAATTCAGAACTTGAAGGTGCGCTTACCTTGGGTTCCATTGAAGAAACCGACTATAATAACCATCCAGAAAAATATATATTTGGTAATATTGACGGTTATCCAATTGTTCGATACATTCATTTTAGCCAACATGGAAAACCGATGAGGTCGTTTGATTTACCACCGAAAACACCTCGCGAACCAAAAGACATCATTGCATGGATTAATGGCGTGGTAAAGAATGATGTGGTAAAGCATTCAAAAAAAAGAATGGATGGAGGCGGAAAAAGAAAAAAATATAGAACAATGCGTAAAAAAAATAATAAAAATAAAAATAAAACAAGAAAACAATGAATAAAGAATAAGAATATAAATAATATAAAAATAAAAATGAATCAATTTTATACAACAATAACAAATGGAAAAAGACAAAGAAATTTATGCAATCGCTGTATTTACTGACGCCATCAAAGGAACAGTCAAATTTACTGAAGACATCAAAGAAAATAAAATAAAAATCGAATTAAATATTACAGGATTAAAACCAAAAAGTAAACACGGATTCCATGTGCACGAAGCCGGCGATTTAACAGACAAGTGTACAAGCATGTGTGCTCATTTCAATCCGTTTGGTAAAAATCATGGATGTCCAGGACGAAAAGAACGACACGTTGGCGATCTTGGAAATATAGTAACAAATAGCAAAGGCGAAGCAAAGTATATATTCTATGACAATGTGATAAAACTGAGAGGAACAAAATGCAATATTATTGGTCGAGGGTTAATCATTCACGAAGATGAAGATGATTGTGGCTTAGGCGGCAATACCGAAAGCTTGAAAACGGGAAATGCGGGAAAACGAATTGCGTGCGCCGTTATTGGATATTCAAAAGAAAATTTCAAATGTTAAAAATATTGAAAAAATAAGTAAAAAAAAATATATATTTAATTACGTTTTTATTATTTTAAAAATTGATAATAAAAACGTTATACATTATTATATATATAGGAACAAGACGAAGATACTACAATTAAAAAACGAACCATAATAATGACGCATTCGCAGACGCATTCAAATAAAATCGCACGACTGGTTGGATTTGCGGCTGAAGAAAGTCGTAATTCTGTTCAACAATTCAAGCATGGAGCGGTAATGTGTAAAGGCGGGAAAAAAATATGCTGCAGTCATAATATGGACACGAGAACATCGTATCGAAGAAATATATGCTGCAGCATTCATGCAGAAATGGGCGCAGTCACCAAATTTTTAAACAGTTATATTAAGATACACTCGCATTCAAGGAGAGATCCGGACAAAATTAAGCGAAAACTGGGAAAATTTTCCATTTGTGTTGTAAGAAGCATTGTTTCTGAAAACAACATTCATTGTGTCAGCAGTGCACCTTGTATGGACTGTATTAACAAACTGAAGTCGGTGGGTTTAAAAAATATAATATACTCGAATCAGGATGGCAGTATAACTAATGTGAAACTTTCATCATTTTATCCATCAAATTCATTTGTGACTGCTTCAATGAAGAAAAAAATATTTATTGAAAATATGCGGATTAAACCGTTGATACGACTATGATTTTTCGACTCGCCAATCATTTTATACTTATTTTTTAATAATTTTTGCATATACCGAAACTTCTTCTGTGCCATTTACTTATTCCGTGCTGCTTTATTCCGTCCATATGTTTTTTTGTTCCGTATCCTTTATTGTTTTCTAAATCATATTTCTCTTGCAGTTCTGGATGTTGTTTGCATAATTCCATAATGTATTCATCTCTCGACACTTTTGCCAGAATGGATGCTGCTGCAACGGATGCATATGTGTTGTCCCCCCCTTCAATCGTTGAATAGTGTAAATGCACGGATTTTGATTGTTTTGAATCATTCGCTTGTGATTGGGGATGCGGATGCAACATGGGTATAAAATCATTCCCATCAATGAGTAAATAAAATTCCTCTCCATTTCTATTTTTACCTTGGCTCTGAATGTCGTCGCACACTTCGCGAATTGCTTCGTGCATTGTTTGAATCGTTGCTCGTCTTATATTCAATGCATCAATTGTATCATGTTCAGCAAATTTGACACTCCATGAAATCGCATGCATTTTAATATATTCAGCCACTTCTTTTATTTTTTTTTCTGAATGGAATTTTTTGCTGTCTTTCATTTTTGAAAAATCAAACTGTGTCGAATCTCGAGGCAGCACTACAGCTGAAACATACACTCGCCCGAACATCGGACCTCTTCCCGCTTCATCCACACCAATTTCTAAAAATGTCTCGCTATTGCTGCTTTCATCAAAGTAAGAACTTTTTAGATGTTGTTTTTGTTTTCCTTTACCAGTTTCAATATATTCATTTGTAGCCATTTAAATAAACAAAGTCAACCTAAACGTATGACGTCTTTATTATAATATATTTAATATTTTACAGTTTCAATTCAATTTTTATTTTTATTTATTTTTATAAATAAAAATACTATTAAACACATGTTCAAATATATTCAAATGTATTATTTTATTGAATTTAATTGATTCCTAATTCTTCCAACATGTCCATATTTTTAAAAATAAGTTTATTATTTACACTTGGATACTCTTTCATTTTCACTTTTAATATTGATAAAAATTTAATATGAGATACGATGCTGTCCCATTTTTCATGAGATGACAAAATATTTTTCCCATTGGTTAGTAAAATGAAAAGATTTTCATTTAGTTCTTCAAGTTCATTCGCTTTATTTGCTTGTTTAATATAAGAGTTCACCATCTCTTGCAACTCTTTAATAATTTCAATCACACCATCCGGCTCTAATATGTCCTCTTTCATCAGATTGATAATAAACATGCTCATTGCCCTTCTCTTGTCATTCATTTTTGTAACTTCGCAAAACTTGTTATAGTCCACATTCGGATCAACATATTCCACCTTTTTAAACAACCCTACAAATTCCGAATAGCTGTTTTCAAAAACTTTTGTGAATATATCATGGCACTGCACGAGTTGTTTAAACAGTTTTGCGTAAAGCGCAGAATAAAACATATTGGAACTCGCAGTATTGAATATGGAATGCGCAATTTTATTAATATTTTCTTCTTCAACGGCAGTAACCGTACCGTTATCTCCATCCTCTTCTCCTCGAATAATGTTATTTACTTCGGAAAGTATTTCCGGTTCAATGACGCCATATGTTGTATCTGTTAACTTATTGAGCAACGAACGAATGGTATCAATTCGTTTTTCAATTCCCTCTGTTTTTTTCATTTCCGTTTTTTGAAATGTTCGAATCATGCTCCAGTCCTCATCGCTTATTTGCGATGGTTTATTTCTTGGACGTCGATTTGACAGTAATGATGATGACGATGATAAAGATGAATTTTCTTGTAATTCGATTTGCTCTCCTGCAACGCCAGTTATTTTTTCTCGTTTTGGAAATACCGGCGTTTTTATATAAGTTGGAGCACCCACTTTATTTGCTAAAGATGATATCAATTCAATAACATTACTATCTTTTAAGTCATATGAAAACCCGCCTGATAAAATATCATTAAAATCTTGAATTGTATATTGTTTAACTATTTTTGCCATTTTTTATGTCGGCTAGTTTTGTTACTACTTAATATACTGGTAGTTATTTATATCAGTTTATATATTAATATTAATTATTTTTATAAACATATTATTTTGCGAAAATGTTATTTTTATTAAAAATAATATGTTTATAAAAATTAAAAAAAATCAGCGCGAAAAATCACATCAATCTGTGAAAACTTCTTGCAACAATTCCCATCGGGTTATAATTGTAAACGCTTTCTAATCCAATATGAGACAATCCATGAACGCCTGCAGCGATTGAAAATAAAAGAACCAAATATATTTTCTTTTCAGGCGTCATTTTTTCAAGGTACGAGTAGTTTGAAACAACAAAAAATAATGCTAAAACAACAAACATAATATTTGCAAGATGTGCATAAAAAGACAAACTCAAGAAAACTTCAGGGTTCATTTTTATTATTTAATAATATTTTATTTATTATTATTAACTCATAAATCATACAAAAAATAAAAAAATACCGGCAACTCGTTTCGATCGAGTGACCTCGGAGTTATGAGCCCCGCGCGCTGCCTCTGCGCCATGCCGGTTTCGGTTGCTATAGTGCCTTGATGCACCGGTGCGATGTGAAGAATTGGATACCGGCAACTCGTTTCGATCGAGTGACCTCGGAGTTATGAGCCCCGCGCGCTTCCCCTGCGCCATGCCGGTTTCGGTTGCTCTAGTGCCTTGATGCACCGGTGCGATGTGAAGAATTGGATACCGGCAACTCGTTTCGATCGAGTGACCTCGGAGTTATGAGCCCCGCGCGCTGCCTCTGCGCCATGCCGGTTTCGGTTGCTCTAGTGCCTTAATGCACCGGTGCGATGTGAAGAATTTATATTCCCCCTAAGAATTTTGATATTATCAAGTCCTGTTTATTTGAAGGGGAAACGCCACAGCGACAATCTTAGGATTCGAACTTGTTGGTGTTGGTGTTTATTCGAACTGAGGATTACCAACTCGGCTATGCGCCGTTGCTGTAATCGCTGCTTGGAGTTAAAGTGTTCAAATCCATATATAAAGACGTGTTATTGTAAAAAAAAATTAAATTTCTCAGTTGTTTCCGTAATTGCATGCTGCATATGCCTTTTCACGCGACATTTCGCGCGACGGAATGCCTCCGCGCACCCACCCGTCTGCCGCAACACCTTCAATCAAATTTGAAGGATTGGATACGGTAGAAGCAATGGACGGAATGAGCGGATAGTTCAAATAATTCGAATAACATTGTTCTGACAAAAGGTTCACGCTTCGTTTGTTAATTGTCATATCACCCTGAATCAACTTTGACTCCAACAACGGATTGCATTCGCCGCGTCCGAGATACGGCACAGTTACAAATGGTCGTTGATTCAACGTAATTCTGCATTTCGGATGTGTCATTTCACTTCCGTTCAATAGTTGAGAGTTGACATCAATGTTGCATCCGCCTGCACCAACTTGATGACCACCTTCATAAAAAATTCCCGGCTGACTGGTTGCAAACTCAATCGGTCTAGACATTGTGCAGTCGGATGCAAAAAAATTCTCCAACATGTAATTTCCCGAATTCAGATTTTGAACATTTCGTTGACTTAATCCACATGTATCGTTTCCGATGCGCGCCATATTATCAAAAACATAATCTTTAATTGTTGCCATGTTTTATATAAATGTTTGGATTGTTTGGATATGTGTTGTAAGGTATTTAATATTATATATATACATAATAATATAAAAATTTCATTCTAAACATAAAAATGAAAATAATTATAATAAAAATAATTATAATGAAAATAATTATAATGAAAATAATAAAATTTAATTAATCACACTACCTAAAACTGGATTAAATCTTTGACAGGCGAATTCGTTGCCTTCTTTACATGAAATCATAGAACCATAACAAAATTCCGCAAACCCTTTTTGATCATTTGGAATGGTAGTGCTTGGATTCGTATAAAAACTCCGCATGGAATCATCAAATTCATATTTATCTCCTAAATCTGCAAATAATTTTTTTCGTAATTTTTCAGCTTCTGTCATAGTTCTTGGTTCAAAATCTAAAACAGTTGCAACTTCTGTAGTGTGATTGATTTCTTTTTCAACCTTGGAATCATATGCCGGCGCAGCTTGGTTTCTCTCAGGATCGTATGCTATTTCTGGAAGTAGAACATTCATCATTGGATTAGTTACGGTTGGTGTCGTTAAATTCGGTTTTAAAACATTGTACATTTTTGAATTTACAAAACCCTCTTTTTTATTGCCATTATCATTATTAGTATTATTGCCATTACCATTATTATTACCGCCATCTTTTGCATCATACTCTTCTTGATGTTGCAACTTATACATCATAACAAAAACTGCCAACGTAATTGCTCCTGTGAAAATTATATTTACATTTTTTGTAATTAAAAATCCTAAAATACTTAGAAGAATAACAATTCTTGATATTGCATTCATCTTTTGTTCAGTCGACATGAGCGGAGCAGGCCATATATCCATTATTTCTTCTCTCTTAAACAATACCATTGGATCATTTATCCAAAATGGCGTAGACGACAATTGTTTTTCCATCGTTGGAACAGGTTTTGTTCCCGCATTTGAATTCGTGGTCGGTAACCCATTTTTCAAATTAGATGCAGATTGTAATGTTGTTGTTGCATTTGCATTTGCATTTGACATTATTCTTTTATTTATTTTTTAAAATATAAAATAGAATGATATGTTGTAATAATGATTATAATACCTGTATATAATATTATAATTATTATTTTTATACTGCAACTATTTAATTTAAATATTTATTAAATATAATTATAACTTCTTATAATTTAAATTAAATAAAAACATTCTTAAATATCTATTTCTTCTTCTTTTTTTTATTTGAATTCGATGGTCTTGGAGCTTCAATAGGCGTTCTCTCTACAACTTCACCCGTACTAAAAACTTGCATTTGTGTTTTCGCCGAATCCAAATTCACATTTGCTGCACTTTGAGTTGCCGCAGCAAGAGCAGCATCTCGTTGTTGTTGCTGCATTTTCAGTTTTTGTTGCATTCTCTCCTTCATTTGAGAAAGCTTCATATTTCGTTGCAAATGACTTTGCATGGCTCCAATATTGACTTTACTTTTTCCGCCCCCTCCCATTCCACCCATCATCCCGCCCATTCCCATTTTATTCAACATGTCTGCTAAATTGTTCATTCCCGGCATCCCTTTCATTTTACTCAACAAGTCACTTGCTTCCTGCATAAGTTCGCTTTCTTTAATTTCTCCTGACTTGAATTTTTGATCCAATTTCGAACCCACATTTTTTACAAGCGACATTAACTTGCCAGGATTTTTAAACATTTTTTGAAATACATTCTTAAAATCAACATTCTCTCCATTCTCTCCCCCAAAGTCCATTTCAAAATCTACATCTTTCGCTGTCTCTTCTGCAATCTCTTTTGCAAGTTTTCCAATCTTTCCATTTAAAATTTGAGAGATGTGATCATGAATGGATTCAGCATTTGCAGTTGGTTCTGTATTTCCATCTCCGTTTTTATTCATATTTTTAGCCCAGTCAAAAAAATTAAATTCTTCTTCTGATTTTGCATCACTTGCACTTTCTCCCGACTCAGAGTTAGCATTCGCATTTACTCCTTCACTTTGACTTTGACCTTGACTTTGACCTTGACCTTCAAACATATTGTACATTTGCTGAATGGTTTCTTCCAGCTTGTTTCGCAACTCGTCTTCATTAATCGCTTCGAACAAATTTGCGGCATCACCAAACGATTTTCGATCATCAACATTTGTTATAATTGTCATGAGTATGAGTTGCAAGTACTTCCAAATAGTTTCACGAGTTGTGTCAGTTATACCTTCCGTTTTCCACAAAACACTAAAATCAATATTCGGCAAAAAATACGTGTTTACATTCACATACTCACTCGCATTTTTATCAAATAATTTTTCATTTTTATACAGAATATCAAAAAATCTCTCGGGATACACTTTTGAACAATAATCATAAAGAATTTGAACAACTTTCTGTGCATCAGAATCGGAACTAGAAATGTTAATTCCATTTGAATCTAAAAATAAATCGAGCGTACTCTTATATTCAGGAAACGTGTTTGATATATCAGAGAGAAATTCGAAAATAACCTTTTTAAATTCGTCTGGTATTTGTTTTTTTGATGACATTTGCTTATTTTTATAAATAAAAAATACTATTTATAAAAATACTTGTAACGAATTATTTAAATGGTTGTAAATGATAATAATAAATGATAATAATATAATTGTTAGAATTAATATAATTAAATAAATAATAATAATCTTAATGAACCATAATGGTAATATGTGCATCAACCAATGATCAACCATAATATAATTTCGTTAAATTACACAAATTTTGAATATACTTCATTGACTTTTGTTGATTTTCCTCCGACATGCTTCTCACATATCCTCTTAAACGCTCGATAAAGTTGGAAATACTATCAGTCATAGTAACATCCACTGAATAATCTTTATTTATAAAAAAAGAAATGTCACCATTATCGATCGGTTCTTTATAAGGTGTGCGAATGTACATGTTCCAACCTTCCATTATTAATCTCGGATTTGTTTTTTTGAGCATAAATATTAGATTCTTCATGGTTATGACTTCGTCATCTTCGGGGAAAATGCTTTGAACATCTTCAATAAATTCTTCAAAATGTTTATTAAACCCTTTTACAATTATAGATCTATTAATATCTGTTGTTGCATCTTTTTGATTTTGATAACTCATTTCTTTTTTAAACTATCTTTAATTATTCTTGAAATATATGATAATATATGATAATATGATAATAATAACGTATACTATTTAAATTTATTTATTTTAAATATATTAGTTTAAAATAAATAAATTTAAGTATTGTTATTTTTATATCATCATTGTATAAAAATTTTCTTTATAATGTCTAATAATAAAGAAAATTTCAATAACATAAAAAGTGAAGAAAATAAAATAGTTATGTATAAAGCAGAACTAGATTTGACTTTACATAATAAATTACTACAAAACAGATATATATGCTCGAAATGCCCTGAAACAAGAATTAATTAAATTTAAATCATTTTTGATTGAATGGGTTTCTGCTAATAAACGATTACTACAAATTAATGAAAAAGAAATTGAAATCTTTTAAATAAATTTATAGTAGAATTGTATAAAAAATGTGGGTTTTATACCATCTCTAAATTATAATTTAACTATTATAAATATTCACTAATTATTTATCTATTTATTTATGACGATGCTGCTGCGCTAAACTGTTCCGTGTTCCAAGTATGTTTACAACTGCTGCACATGTAGACGAATTTTAAATTGGTATCATCATATCGAATGTATAAAACGGTGCACGGCTTGTCTAGTTCCGTGTTTGTTTCACATTCTACATTTGGACACTTCGTGGACTTGATTCGCGGAAGCGTTGGATCCAAATGCGTGTATTCATTCACCACATCCGCCAAATGAACATCGGAATGTTTAAAGTAAGTTTTCGACACAATAATTGTTGAATCGGTATTCTTTTCTTCGTTTCCACAATTTCTACATTTGTGAATGAGAATTTTCGTTGTGGCTTCTTCTTGACTAGTGCCTGGAGCATCTCCCATTGTAATGTAATACATGTTTCTACATACGCTGCAAAATTTCATTTCTTAAAGCGTTTATTTACTTGGCAATTGTAATTATACGTTATAAATAAAATGCGTTTAAATTCAATTTTATTAAAAATAATATTTTTTTGATTATTTTATTTTATTAATGTATAAAATAAAATAAAATAAAATAATCAAAAAATGACAAAAGCAGCAGAAAACCGCAGTTTTGATCAAATCGTTAAAGGAAATGTCACTATTAAAAAGTTAAGCAAATGTAGATACAGAATTACCTTTAGTAAAATTGGCAAGTTTCTTATATATCAAGTTTGGGATAAAGATAATGCAAATAATATCAATGATAAACGTGTTGTTGGTTATGTACGCGCAAAAGAATGGATTAAGGCATTCAAAAAATATAACGAACAGTTAGAAGAGAGTAATAAACCGTTATTCACTCCAACTACGATTATGGAAACAGCAGATGAAGATACTTATGCGTTTGTAATTCAGAAAGCTTATATTAATTCTCATGACCAAGTTGTTTTTACCGTCTCAACTAAAGAAATTTCACTTCAAAATAATACTTCTAAAAAATTAATACAAATCCCTTGTGGAAAATTCGATAATATGCGATTTGACATTGATGATGAATCTGATGGGGTTGGTATGTCGGGGCCAATTTTTAGTGGCTACAAAGAAGAATAAATAATGCGATTCGATATTGATTCTAAAGATGATTGGTGTTATTACATATTAGGAAGCACTTATTGCTACTCCACGCCAGAATTTGTTGTCGTTCAAAGATGATTATTCAAATTATTATTCAAATGATTAAAAAGCGGAATGAGTTCATCGTAGTTCACTTTGAATCCAAATAAATAGAGAGATGAATAAAAATACTCTGTATGTAAAACCTTTTCGCGATTGGCTTGTAGTCGCTGCATAATCGCATCTTTATTTTGAAGATAATGCGTCTTCATAATGGCATAAAAATGCTCGCTAAATTCTTGGCTCATCGCAGGTATAACTTTCTGTAAGTTTTCAATATTCGACACAAGATGATAAATCGAAAACGATAAATTTCGATACTCAATCAACGAGTGATAATTTTTAAAATCTTTACTGGTTCTAGTAATGCCAGGTTCATTCAAGATCGGTTCATTGTCCATTACAGAAATCAAGGTCAATAAAACTGATGAAATGGTTTGGCATCCGCTCCATTTCTCTCCGCGCCACGTGTTCAAAATATCAATACATACTTTTCCCGTTTTATAAAAGTTAGGATGAAAACGCGTAGTTCCGTCATTTGTGTAGTACTGCAACACGGGCGGCGAATGTGGATAATCTGGAGGAAATGTAAACTTGAAAAAATAATAACCGTTGCAATAGAGAGAATCTTTGGGACCAATAATGAGCGCCCAACCTTCCATCATATTGGTTTCACTATGTTTATAGTAAATACCTTGATCATGGAGCGGATTTTTTATAATTTGTTGTATATCTTTTAGCAAACGTTTTACGGCGTCTTTTGATATTGTTACTGGGACCGTTTCTTTTGAATTTTCATTTGTGATTTTGGTATTCATCGTTGGTGTTGTTGTGGTCACTGTTGATTGCACTGTTGATTTCACTGTCGACATATTTTATGAATTGTAAATAATTATAATTCATTATTAAATACCATTTATATTGTATTTGTATTTAATAAAATAGTAAATACAAATTATATAATTAAAAATATTACATTATAAATATATAATATTACATTATATATTTATAAATATTCTTAATGGAAATGTTGCCTAATCATTTAAGATCTCTCGCGTTTGATGATACAAGAGTCGTATACACATCATTCCTCGTATTAAGTTTGGGTTCATATTATATTTATAAAAAAATATTACCACTATTTTTGAGAGATCGCAAACAAGTGTGGAAAAAAATTCCGTTTATAAAAAAAAAGGTAGAAAATGAAATACAAAAAATGAAAGAAAAGAATGACGAAGATGACAAATCATATTACAATAAACTTATTGAAAAACTTCAGGCAAGTGGTGTAACAAAAGTAGACATTGGAAATATTAATACAATTCAAAATATGGGATATAATAAAGAAACGTTGATGACATATTTGCACACACTGAAGGATTTGGATACAATGCCAAAACTAATAAGCGGAACGATGTATGACGATCATGAAAATCAACACAAGGAAATTATGCAAACAGCTTACAATTTGTACGCTTATACAAATCCAATGCACATTGATTTATTTCACTCGGTGGTTTTCATGGAAAAAAATTTAATTGTCATGATAAGTAAGCTGTTAGGCAATGCGGAGCACCAATGCGGCTCAATAACAAATGGAGGCACGGAAAGTATATTTTTGGCATTAAAAACATATAGAGACATGAAATGTGCAAGTATGTCAAGTGGGTTATTTAAAAACACGCATCATGAAAATGTGCATAAAATAAATGTGGTTGCTCCAGATACGGTACATTGCAGTGTGGATAAATTGTGTCACTATTTAAATATACAACTAATTAAAATCAAATCAAATTACGAACATCGCGTTACCGTTTGTGATATTTTAAAAACGGTAAATGAATACACAGCATGCGTCGTACTTTCTGCACCATCGTACGGTTTTGGCATAATGGATGATGTCAAACATATTTCTCCAGCAATGAAAGAATTAGGTATACCGGTTCATGTTGATGCGTGTTTAGGTGGATTCGTTTGGATGTTTCAAGAAAGAGAACTGGCGTCGAAATATTCATTTTGCGTGGATGGTGTCACGAGCATTTCGGCATGTTTGCATAAATACGGATATTCACAAAAAGGCGTTTCTTGTATACTTTACCGAAATGAAAGCTATTTAAAGTATCAATATTTTGTAACAGCGGACTGGGATGGCGGCTTATACGTTTCTCCGACCATTTTAGGAAGTAGAAGCGGTGGGCTAGTTGCGCAAGCATGGACCGGGTTTTTGTCGCGCGGGTACAAAGAGTATCAAGAAAGCTCAAATAAAATCATTCAAGTTGCAAAGTATGCACATGAAAAATTACAACTTGTTAACGAGTGTCGTGTGCATCCTCTTGATTTGCACATTGTTTGTTTTGATGTAGGCAAAGATACATATAAATTGTACGACTATCTTATTACCAAAGGATTTCATTTGAACGCGCTTCAAAATCCAGCCGCAATTCATTTATGTGTTACAAAAACTCATGACGAACGCATAATGGATGCACTAGTTCAAGAAATTGAAACATTCATTCGATGTAAAGATGTGCTGCAATATAAAGAAGATTTAGCACCAATCTATGGAATGAAAGCATCCATCCCGGTTTATACAAACGAAATTTTAAATGAATGCATTTCTTCCTATTTGATAAATAAATATTCAACTTGAATTTGTCATAAACTTAAGAGTTATGACATAAAAAATATTAAATATAAATATTTATCATTAAATTATATTTAATATATATAATTATAACTACTGAGTATTTTTATAGTAAAAAAACTAAAAAAAAATAGTAAAAATAGTAAAAATAAAAATAGTAAAAATAAAAAATAGTAAAAAATAGTAAATGTCAGCAAGCAAACAACAAAATCTAATTGAAGAAATATACAAATGTAGTATATTGAGGCGACACGAAAGTGTAGCGGGTGGAGTTCCAAAATGTATTTTTGTTTTTTATGGGAAACCTGAAACTGCCGAAACTGATTTAGCGTCATCGGCGGAAATGTCATCAGAAGTTTTAACGCAACTTTATGATGCTTATATCGACGACGGGTCAAATTCAAAACTGTTTGAAGACATTTTTAGCAAAATGGAACTAAAAAATATTGCGACATATGACATTCAAGTATACATGATTCCTTTTAAATTATATTCAGATGATTCTATTGACGTCATCAAACGAAAAATTATATTGGCCATCAAGAGTGTTCCTCAGCTATCGGAGTATGCTGCATACGATGAAATGTATTTATTTTCCAAAACGCCTGTAACATTTGATTCTAATGAAGTGTATCATAAACTCACGGAAATGGAAATGACAAAAGATGAACACGAACACGATAAAACAATCGAATCGAATTTTCTGAAAACATATTTGATGGGATATAGTTCTTCGAGTGGAGAACTTGGTAGAGTTGACAACATTTTATCGACTTTAAAAATGTTAAATGGGAGAGAAATATTTAAAGACGTTCCGATTGGTCAGAGTATTCCTTCAAATATATTTGTAAACCCATTTTTGTTTGACACTGAAACTGGTAGTTTAGATTTTTCAAAAATAAAATCAAAACCGAGTCATTCAGATTTGCTTTTGAATACAAAGAATATTGTTCATAATACATTGTTCGCATGTTTTGCGAGAGATGTTATAGAATCAGATTCGGATCACGATAGAAGTGGCATAATTTTAAAAGCGTATTATCCATTATTGTTTGCAGACGGAATTCAAAATTTCGACCAACTAGATTCAGATTCGACAAAAACTAGGTTGCGAGAGAAAACGAATCAACTTATAGAGTCGATAGAATTTAAAACAAATATGAAACAAATAATGCTGTTTTATGATATTTTTGAACAATCTACGAAACCAAAAATCAAAAGTGAAGAAGCTGGAATTATTGAAGTGACGATTGAATTATTACCAGAGAGTGATTTTAATTTTCCGTTGGAACTACTTTTTAAATTATTTCATGCAACACAACAGTGTCAAATTATTAAATACAATCCTCAATTTCAGGATGCGATATTAAGAATGTATACTAGAAATCATACAAAAACAGGTAAAAAAATCCCATATTTTATTATACAACATGAGACGGAATCGAATAATGTATATGATGTTTTTATGAAAAATAAAAGGAAAGAACATCAAAACGCGAATACGCGTGTCAGTATTTATATTAGTTATGATAAATTAGAGAGACAACATGGTATAAGAAACAGCGAAAATATTGTTTTTATTTGCGATTTTGACGAACGCGGTCATATTTTTATTCATGCATCGTTTAAAAATGCGTATACAGAGGATGCAGTTGATGAAATGATTCGTGCCGCGGTTTCTCCACATATACGTTCAATCGTTGATTATCTACAGCAAAATGGATATAAAATGCGCGACTTTTATTCAATGTATGATGAAAATGTGGTAATACAAAATATGAAATATTTGCTGATATCTAAATTAAATAACACTGAACCGTTGGTATGGACGCGTTTTTATGGATGCATGTCCAGCGTAATGAAAGTGATTGAAAATAATTGGAATTCTGATGAAAAAGGTGTCAATATGCAATATATACGCGTTCCAAAATTTGACGAATCGATTTTGCGAGTGGGTTATATTGAAATGCTTTATAATCTTGGATTTCGAGAAAAGAGAAAAGTTGTTGATTTGCTTGTTTCAAATTTACTCGTTTCTAAAAAAATTGCTGAGCAAAGTTATGAAGAGTTTAAAACAAATTTTGAAGGAAAATACAGTAAAGTGTTGCAAAAAAAACAAATGCCGAAAAAAATATATGTTAGAAAATTGCCCGGATTCAAAGTACATATGATGAAAAGTTTAGGTGATAAAAATAATAAAATAACAATAAAAATATCCGGAATTAATAACATATATACTCTAAATCCGATCCGAATTTATCTTGATTCTCTCCTTCATATTTTTGGAAATGATGAAAAATATTTACCCGTTCAGCTTGTAAAACAATTGTGCGATATAACAACGCCTACAGCGAAACCTTCTATTTCAATAAAAAAGTCGGCAGCAATTGAAGATGCCAAAATATTAGAGGCAGCGACCAAAGCAGCAGCAGAACAAGCAGCAGCAGAACAAGCAGCAGCAGAACAAGCAGCAGCGACCAAAGCAGCAGCAGAACAAGCAATATTGCCAGAAAAAGAAGAAGAAGAAATTGGAAGCTTTGAGTTATTAGAACCGCCAAAAGTAGAAGAGCAAAAACAAGAAGAAGTGCAAAAAGAAGAGGAAGAAGAGGAGGAAGAAATTGGAGATTTTGGGTTACTAGGCGGCGCCGAATCAGACGAAGAATACGAAAAAGACAACGTTTCCAATTTGATTGGAGGAGCATTTGAATCCAATCCAGTATATAAGAGGTTGAAAAATATGGAACCATCACTATTTAAAGAAACGGCTGGATATGCTACAAAATGTGGATGGAGTGCAAGACGACAACCCGTCATTTTAACCAAAGAGGAACTGGATAAAATCAATACATATGATGAAGATATCGGACAACCGTCGTATTATGGCATTCCTTTAGAATACAGTAGTCAAGATGAAGAAGGCGGTGACAGCCACGGCAATGAAAAAAATACACACTACTACATTTGTCCGAGATACTGGAATGTGCCAGAAGAGAGATCGGTGTCTCAAAAAGAAATCGACGATAAAAAACTTCACGCACATATTGTCACAAAAGAAGAAGATTACAATCCGAATAACAAGGAAAAATACATTATTGATTTAACTTCTCCACTCGAACATTTTAAAACAGGAAAGTATACGCCATATTTACCAGGGTTTTTAAAAACTCTTAAAACCAAATCTGGTAAATGTTTGCCTTGCTGTTTTACAGGAGTAAAAGATAAAGACAGTGATGATTTTAAAGATTACCGCGTTTTTGAAAAGGAACAAGAAGTTATAAACCAATGTAAAAAAGGAAAAGGATCAGAAAAACAAACAAAACAAGAAAAACAAACGACAAAACAACCAACGCAAAAAATTGCAACAATAACAAAAGATATTTCAAGTGCTGCACAAGAACATCAGCAAATTGAAGCTGAGGCGGAAGTAAAAATAGAAGAAAAAGAACGACAAGAAGAACCAATGAAAGAAAAGAAAAAAAAATCAAAAACAAATGTATACGTTTCAAAACCCGATTCCGCATTCCCTCTTCAACAAAATAATCTCGGATTTTTGCCGCTTTCTCTCCAACTTTTCTTGTTTGAAGATGAAAATTATAGTAAGAAATGTAAATCGACAAAGGGAGACATGTTGGTCGAAAATGAAAAATGCGTATTGCGCATGGGTGTTCTCGAAAACAAAGATTCAAATTATAATCAATGTTTTATTTCTTGCATTACAAACATCTATAATTCACTCACAAATAGTTCATTAACGGCCAGCGATTTCAAACATCGCATTTTCATTCCCAATCTTTCTCTCGACCGATTTGTTTCTTATCAGAACGGAACTCTCGTTCAAACGTTTAAAAAGTTCGAATACGTTGATGCGGACCATTTGCTCAAATATCGAGACACACCTTTATTCAAAAAAATATTTGGATCCTCGCCTGAAGGTGTGAATTTTGAAGACGACGAAGACAATAAAATTGTTTTCTTTAAAACCCTCGTCATGTCATACGAAAACTTTATAAATTATTTATCTAATGATAACGTTGTTATTGATTACACATATTTATGGGACTATGTTATGGACTCGGTGTTGTGGTCCAGTTTCGTCGAAAAAGAAGAAAAACGCCAGCTGCCGATAAGCAAATATGGAGTCAATTTAATTATTTTAGAACTATCCGATAAAAAAGAAGAAGTCGACATTTTATGTCCCACCAATCATTACTCCAGCTCATCGTTCGACTCGAATAAAAAAAATATAATCATTGTAAAATATGAAGGTTATTACGAACCGCTTTACACGTATTTATATACATCAAAACGCGACATTGTAAGCACCGTTTTATTTTCGTCTGTGAATTTTCCAACTATCGACCCATCTCTCAAAGGCGCTCTTACAAAAATACAAACATTTTTTCAATCCACATGCAAACCGAGTCAACTTATAAAATCAATTGTTCAAAATAAATCGTTTGATCAAATCGTTCAAATTCTGAAAAATAAAGAAACATCTCAAACTCAATTTCGTGAAATAAAACAAATTGTTGATTTTTCAGCGAAAGTTATTGGTATGCAGATCACATACAGTGTTACACGGAACGAACAAACTCGACAACTTCTTGGAAACATTCTTTGTAATCCTTCCGGTATAAGCCCCGATTCTAAGTATGAATTACTCTTTGTAAACCAGGTTCCAACAATTTGGAAAACGTATGGACATACCAAAGATTTTACAGCTCTCATTCAAAAAAAATCGAATGGCGAGATACCATGCGCACTCAAATTAAAAGTTGTCGAAAATGAACGCGTCGTCGGTTTTATGACAGAAACCAACCAGTTTATGCCAATTAGTGAACCCATCCCGCTGAAAGATGACGACGAATTAAAACATGTTGAACTCGGAAATAGTGTAAACATTGACGCGTCCATTCTTCCGCAAATAAGTAGAAGCGGATTCGTTTTTAAGAAAGATGAAGAGAGAACAAATGATGTTGAAAAAATACGTCTCGAAACGAATTTTTATAATGCTTTTCGCAACATTATTCGCATTCATTTGAATCGTTTTGAAATGATGGAAACGCGAAATGCAATTGAAATACTCTTTCATAGTCGTGGTCGTGGGTCTTTGCCTGCTGCATCTACATCTTCGTCTTCCGAAGAACAACGTTTCAACATAGATCGGCAGTATAAATTGTATCTAAAAAAACTTGAACAAATGAAAAAACTGCTGAAAATGCTGGGACAGCGCAGCATCCAATTTGTCGAAATGAGTCCATCTGTTCTGAAAAACATTTATGAAGAGAAATCTGCACTGAGTTGTGTTACCGAACGCAGCTCGTCATGTAAAAAATACGCATACTGTTTTTCTATTGACTCTGCTGCGTCGGATGGAGAAGAATGTGGACTCTATATTCCAAAACTCAACTTGGTTGATGGTTCAGATAACGAAAATAATTATTACGTTCGACTCGCCGACGAATTGCTTCGTTATAACCGTATACGCGCATTCATGTTGTATCCAAACAAATATTTGACATTCGATTCCATCAGCTACAATTTGAAAGAAAATGAAATGCTGCTATTGGATGCCGACTTGGCAAGTTACATTTCTGAAAATAAACGCGCAGTTGCGTCCAATGATTACATTGAATACAAGAGTTATTATACAACCGAAGGCGAAGAGTTCATCGATGATGAAGACAGTGATAATGAAGAGGGTACTGAATACGTGGACTAATTTTTATAAGTTTAAAGTTTAAATAACCTAAAAAATAAAATAAAAATATTAAAAGTATTTTATTTTTTTTCCATCATTTTTTATGGATGGATTTAATTCAACGAATCAAACAATTAGAATCCCATATCGTAATCCTCATCAACCGAACCAAGATTCGATCCTTGTACTTTATCCAGCGTACTTTGTATCGTCAACTTGTTCTTGCTACACGGGTTCAACGGATCTTCCGCCGCAATCTTATCCATAAACCCTTGTAATAACGCCTCTTTCTCTTCTTCCACCGTTTTATCCGCTGTAGCAATCTGTCCCATCTTCATCATTTGGCTCATATCCAGCATCACCTTGAATGCGCTCGTTCCAAAATAGCCCTCTTGACCACACATGACATTCGCAGACACCCCACGCATCTCGTCCAGTTCCGCATGTCGCGCCGCTTTCAAAAACATCTCCGGCGTCTCCTCAAACGACGCCTTCGCAATCGGTCCAATGTCATCATTGTTAATCCCATGTCGGAATATCGAAACCATTTCCGATTTGCACGTCATGCGGTCGCATAACAAACTAATATGATGGTGATTAATATACGTCGTATCAAACGCTTCATACAACTCGTTAAACAGCGCCTGTCGCGCAGCTTCAATCCCGAGAACCCGGTTAATCTCCTGAATGTCGTTACTAATCGTTCGCGTCGCGTCAATATTCTGCAGCGATAAAATCTCCATGAAATTCGACCCCACCGCATCTAGCACCCACGTCTCCTTCTTTCGATACGTGTTGTTCTCCTTGGCAACCAAATCCACCACTTTTCGAGCCAGCACCGTTTTTATGCCTTTAATCCCCCTCAAAATAATATTCTTCATCAGCGCATCCTGAAACGTCTTCAGCTGGTAAATCTTATCCGTCTGGTCCAGCGTCTTCGGATCTTTTTCCTTCTTCTGAAAATCCAGCCGAATTCGAAACACCAAATTGTCGCTATTATAATCCGAATAAATACACGACACCTCACTCTTGTCATTCTTTGAATACACCGCTTTAATCGCAAAATGTACGTCATCCATCGTAACCCGTTTCTCATACATGGATTCACGATCCATCTCCATTCGCAAAATCCATTTCGACCGCTCCCGCTCACATTCCGTCTCGTCCTCGCCCCCAACCTCCTTCAACATCCGCTGAAACTCCGCGTATTGCGCCAAAATCAACCGGTCCGCAGTAATCTTTGTCTCATTCGGACTATCGCTTGGGTCAAAACAAATCTCCACGCTCTTCACAATATCCTCCAATCGCGTCAACTCGATAAACGGTATCATGTCCGCAGCCGCATCCTTGTTCGACTCATCATTCGGGTTCAAATAAATAGTGGTCGAAGGATTCTTCGTATTCTCTGACAACGACAGCAGCTCCTCAATTCGCGGAAGACCACGAGTAACTTGTGACTTAGATGCGTCGCCCGATAAGTGAAAAGTGTCGAACTGGCAACTTCCATTTAACAGGGCAAACGTTCTAGTTGATTCTACTGTTAGGTCATAGACCCATTCTGTCGGATTCGGTATTTCTTCAATGGTTACAATTTTATCAAATCGAATATCTTTGAACGGTGCATCCACCTTAAAAATGTCAACGAGTTTTCTACGATTAACATTATAATAAATATTTTTATTATGTTTATACTTTGGGATAATATCTTTTAATTCACTTGATATTTCCAATGGTCGCATTTTAAATTCATCGAGTCGTTCTTGTTTATGGGGAATTAACATTTGAATTTCATTTGCGAATATTTTTGTACCATCGGATTTGATAGTCAGTGTGTATCCTTGCAAAATATTTTTAGAACCGATATTATTAGTTTGTTGAAGCTTATTTGTTTTAATTTTCGTATATATTCCAAACCAGTAACACAGAATCGACTGAATATTTTCTAATAAAGTTCTTGATACACTGTATGCAGTTATTAAACAAGATAATTTATTGACTGAGCCATCTCCCGCAAAGTATGCACTGATTAGACCCCTCATAAATTCTTTGTTGCTGTTAAACAGGAGATAATTCACGCATTTATTTGGCGATCCCTTTCCGCACAAAATATTCAGAATGTCGGTTAAAACGATGGAATAGATTCTCAGATCGGACGATGTCCACCCTTCAGCATTTTTATTATTGTGAATGTAAAACTTGGTTGTAATCTTCCATTTTTCCATCAAACGTTCAATCGGTGCAAAGAATTCGCGACAATTATTGGCAATTGAAATTTGCGTTGGCGTCGTGCACCCTTCCGCGCAATATGCTCCAATCAAATACCCGAAATCGAAATCAAGCGGAATATGTTCGGGAATTTCACCACCACCAATGAACCGCTTTTTCGGGTAAACGATTCCGCTAATAAATGTTTGGCGCGCAGATGCAACTTTACCGGTTTTCTTGTCAATATGCGGTTCTGTCTTCATCGCTTCCAAGAATGCGTCGCTTCTATTATACGGAACTGTAAAATCGATATTTGCATGTTTGGACCACCAATACCTTTCTCCAGCAGAATACGAAAGCGCTTTATGCATTTCACTTCCAAATGCGTATTCCGATTTTTTAAGAATGGTAGACAAATCGAAATCGCGCACGCTTTCCGGCATTTCAAATGCGCGAATATTCACAGGAAGATAATCGCCAACTTTGAGTTCCGAACCGTTGGTCGCCACCAATTTATTATTATCATCAATTGTCAAGAACGACTTGGCCTTTGTAGCAATCACTGACCGACCATCTTTGGTCGTCACACGCAGCACCGTATTCGTTCCATCCAAATTCACAACCGGATGGCGTGTAAGCGCCTCTACACGCTTCCAGCTCGTGTTTCCGTCTTCATCAACCGATGGAACATACACTTCCTCGTCATCATTCACATATACCAATTTTGTATTATTCGGATGATCCTCGCTTTTAGCCGCTTTGGGAATATAATTATCAATATACTCGCCAATCTTGACAACTTGAATGGCATTATTTACGCGCAGTAATAGCTCGGTGTCATATGCCACACTATTCAGGGTAAGCTGTGTTGTCGGTTCACCAATACTCTGAGCAGCAATCATGCCAACCATTTCGCCCGGCGCCACAATTGCGCGCTTGTACATGAGAACCATCATTTCCGCCAATGCTATGAGTGCCTTGCGATTGAATCGTTTGACCATGAGCAAATCGCGCGGAGTGAGCGAATAATAATACATGACCTTGAACAGTTCGGTGGGCGGAGCATATTCAAGTTGCTCGAATCGCGCATACGTTTCTTCCAGAATAATAAACGTTTCCAAAGGAGTCAAATCCACTTCTGAATTCTTGTTGATTTTTTGCATGCCTGCTACGTTCGCGACAATGTGTGAAAAGGACAGCGGCAAATATGCGTCGGTCGTATTCTTGTTTTTAAATACTTTGACAACAATATCTTCGCGCGTTTTCATGAGAAACTCGGTATATTTTTTGGATTTTTCATCGCAAAGTTTCTGCTGCTTCTTCATACGACTGAACGCGGCTTTTGAAAAGATGGCTTTGAGTTCGCTGTTGGTCTCAGAGTCGCCGCTGACCGGAACGTAAAAGTGCGCATACATTTCGTCGGGCGTCATTCCAATGAAATTCATATTCAAGTGTTCGATTTTCACTGTATCAATACCGTCCTCGCCATAACTGAACTGAACAATTCGATTCTTATTGTTTCGAACCGTCATGTCATATTCCACCTTAATGTCCTCCATACCCTTGATCAAGCGGCGCTGAATATATCCTGTTTGCGAGGTGTCGCGCACTTGAAGTCCGTTTGCTAAACCAAAGTTCAATGTTTTAGGAATTGTCAAATCGTACATCTTTGGATGATTTGCCGGATCGACATGTTCAATTGAAATAATTTCATCAAGAATAGCGTCATTGATGGTAGTCGCTTCGTATAAAGTTGTCCATACAATAGATTTCATTTTGTTAATTTTCTCAGGATGAGTAAGTGTAATTTGTTCGGCAAATTGATGACCATTTTTTCCGCTTATAGTGAGAAGAGTGTACCAACCGGCTCCACTCTTTTCAATCGTAATGGTTGCATGCACATTCAAACGAGAACATAAAAATGCGACATCTTCGATCAAACGATGATTCGTAGAAGTAAGTTCAATCGCGGTATCAGAAATAAAACCATGGTTTGAAAAGTATGCGGTCAGCATTCCCTTCACATAATCTTTAGTTGCAATATATGCCTCATTCGGTATTTTTTTTTCAATTCCATTTCCATCTCTCAATCCATTTTCAAAATCGAGACAATTAGTTCCGTTATTATTTCCACCAGAATACTCGCAAATGTTCTTCGCAACCGGAACAAAGTCGCCAACCTTGACATCTTCTGTGTATTCTTCACGAAACTGATTTAGTTCTGCATTCCAAATGAGAAGTGACTTGTTTGCAGTTACAGTTACATAACGACCCGCCTTTGTTGTAATCTTAAATAATTTTTCACCAGGATCATGTCGTGTTACTGCCGTGATGCTTTCCCATGATACGTGTCCTTCATAATCCATTGTTACAATTTTAACCGGGTGTGTTAATTCAAGATATTCCATGTTTTGTTCTTCCATATGTTGAACTCTTGTCATGTTCAAATCCTGGTCAATGTGCCTATCAATCCATTCGCCGATTTTAACATATTTTGAAACGTCATTTTCAACAATAATTATCGGTGTTTCCCACGTAACCGATTTAACGGCCGTATCAATCAAACCAACACGACCACCCATTGCGTGAAAGAATACTTCCGACGGCGTTAGACCGGCAATAAACGAATTCTCAACGAAACCACGCGCGCCAGGGCTGTCATCATATTTCGAGTAATGCGGCAAAGTGCGGCTGTCAAATCCATACGGCACACGCTTACCGTCGATGGTCTGCTGACCCACCAAACAAATCATTTGGGCAATATTCACCTTACTACCCTTTGAACCGGCATTCACCATTGTAATAAAGCGGTTGGTCTTGCTCAAACTCTTGAGACCAATATCACCCGCTTCACCGTTTGCCTTGTTCAGAATATTCGTAACTTGCAATTCAAATTCTTCTTCATTTGTGCGCCCGGATTTGTTTTCAAACGTTCCAATATGAATGTTGTCAATGATGGTCTTCACTTCCAGCTTCTTGGTTTTAATCGAGTCGACGATTTTCTCACTCGTCTTCTTATCTGAAATCAAGTCGCTGATTCCAACACTGTATGCCGACGTTTTCATGTATTCCGTAATAATGTTCTGCAGGTCGTCAATGAAGCTCGCCGATGCAAAGTTTCCAAAATCGTTGCAAATGCGCTGAATCATGCCGCTTGTACTTGATGCCAAAACACCGCTGTCAATATGTCCGCGCAAAATTTCTCCATCTTGAATTTCGAGCACGTTGTTCGACGTGGCATAGTCGTCGCTTCCTCCGAATTGTTTGGTTTTATATTTCATGCTGAGTGGCGGCAAAATCTGCGACAAGATTTGAAAATTCGTGATTTTCTTCTTCGGATCACCGAATAGCGCCGGATTAACATTCTTGTATCCCATGAGCAAATTCATTGCCATGCGCGCATCAAACCCGGGAAGTCCGCCGCGTGTAAACTGGTACACTCCAAGCAGCGAGTCCTGGAAAATACCGATGATCGAATTATTCTTTGCAGGACTAATAATCTGATACGGAACGGCAGCAAGTCCTTTGAGTTCGGCTTCCGCTTCATCGTCTTGTGGCATGTGCAAGTTCATTTCATCACCATCAAAATCGGCATTGTATGGTTTCGTGTCGCCGATATTCATGCGAAATGTGTCGCCCTGCTGCATTACGCGGACAATGTGACACATCATACTCATCCTGTGAAGCGTGGGTTGACGGTTAAACAGAATGCCGTCGCCGTCCATCATGTGACGATGCACCACGTCGCCATTCTCAAGAACAATGGTGCTTCGGTCCATGTATCTGAGCGAGATGTCGCCACCCGTTTTCTTTTCCAAAATGTTCGCGCCAGGGTAAATATCAGGACCATTTCGAACCAGTTGCTGCAGAAAGTCGCGATTCCGATTATTTACGACGACCGGTTTAGTGATATTCATTGCAATCTTTTTAGGGACTCCGAGTTCGCGAATTGACAGGTTTGGGTCGGGCGTAATAACAGACCTGGCGGAAAAATCCACACGTTTTCCCATAAGATTGCCTCTGACGCGTCCCATTTTTCCATTCAAGCGCTCCTTGATCGATTTTAAAGGACGACCAGAGCGCTGTGCAACGGGAGCACACGACGGAATGTTATTATCCACTTGGGTAGCGATGTAGTATTGCAGTAAACTTTGCCAGTCATCGATAATTGTAGAATTCACAGACGGTTCATTCATTTTTTCGAGAAGCGTCTTATTTGCCTTGATAATATTCACAATGGTGTGGCTGATATCATCTTCGCTGCGCTGGTTTCCATCCATTTTAATCGAAGGGCGAACCGCAGGCGGAGGAATTGCGAGCACTTGGCAAATAAACCAGTCCGGTCTTGAAAATTTCGGACTGAATCCCATGAATGCAACATCTTCGTCTGATATTCTTTTAAATATTTTAAGAACGACCTCGGGAGTCATTTTCATATTCAGTTTTTCTTTACCGCCGGATTCGCTAGTACCTTCATCGGCTTCACCATCCCATTCCGCATAAAGTGTGGCCAAATTTTCTTTTTTGATTTTTTTGGGAACAAGACAACCGCAACCATCTTGTGTGTCGTCGCCACATCGCTTAACTTTAGTTGCCAACTGATGAACATGACTCCATCTCTCGTCGGGTTTCATATCCATGCATTCTTTATTTGCTTCTTTGCTAATCAAGAGTTTGCTGCATTTTACGCAAACACATTTCAGAATTTTCATAATCGAAGGAAGATACTGATAATAAAACACAGGTTTTGCCAATTCAATGTGTCCAAAATAACCAGGAGTTTTGATGTAGTCCAGACCATCTGTCGGACACTTGAGTCCGGGTTCAAGCACGCCTAACCGCGGATCAAACATACCACCGATCACTGGGATGTTATTTGAATATGTATCTCGACTCGTTATTTCTGCAACTGAACATTTTCTTATTTCTTCAGGAGACAAAACGCTAAACTGAATACCTACAATCTTTGATGCAGTTTTCCTCGTCCAATTCGGTTGTTGTGTCATTTCGGCTGCAAGAGCTAACTATTATTTATTATATTTATATATCTATATTGTTTTATTTCAATTTTATAAATAAATGTTTTTATAGAATTGAAAATATGAAAATATGAAAAATAAAAAAAATATGAATTGTTATGATATTTTCAGATTTTTCATTTTTTCATTTTTCATTTTTTCATTTTTCATTTTTTTCATTTTTTCATTTTTTTATTTTTTCTTGAGAAATATATTATTTATAAAATTGAAATAAAAACATGTATGCATGTAAATGTAGTATAGAGACGAAGAAAAAATACAAACAATGCCACATAATCAGCAGCAACAAAAAAATCGAAAATCAAGTATGACACCCTCCTCAAAAAACGAAAAGCCAAATCTTCAATATAGACATTCAAGAAATGATGATGGAAGCGATACTGGAGGCGACAATAGTGAAGAAGAATTTGACAAGGTAGAGTATGCTAAACTTCTCGCAGAGTTGTTTCCTTCAAAATATTCTACAACCAAGGCGAAAACATTAGAAAAACAAAACGAATCAATAAAAAACAAACAAATTGTTGATTCATCGTCATCACAAGAAGAAGAAGAAGAAGAAAAACAGTATCCAAGAAGGAGTGCGCGACTGCAAAAGAGTCAACAAAAAACAGAAAGGTCGGGAAAAACAGAAAAGCAAAGTGTTGAAAAAAAAGATGCAATCGAAAAAAAAAATGTAAATACGAAGTTCATAAAAAAAGAAGAATCCTTTCATCAGATTAAAAAACAAAAATATAATGAAGATGGTGAATTGAAAGAAGGAGAACAATCTGGGAAATACAATATTGTCATTAATCTTCAAGAGCCACCGTTTGATTATTTCTCAGATCGATATGATGATGAGAATGGAGATTCAGCTTTGGATGATTCGGTTTTCGACGACGAATCCGTCTCATCTGATCAAGGCGAATCGAGTGGTAGTGATGAAACTTACAGAGATGGCGATGATGACAGTGAAGTTGGCGGAAGCGGGAATGAAACTGAAAGCAGTTACAGCGAAGATGAAGACGAGGATGACAATAATGAAGAAGAAGAAGAAGTTGTTACAACTCGAGGTTTTCGAAAGAATTCTTCTTCTTCAAATGCACAAGCGACCAAAAAGGGAGTAGGAACAGGAACAGGAGCAGGAGACGATAATATTAATTTTACAATCAATGGAAAGTCGATTTTTGGCGAAGAAAAAGACAAAGTGAATTATAAAAAGGATAAAAATAGTAGTAATAAGCACGATACTAGTCGAAATGAAGATGATGATGATCGTGATCTGGGGAGTGAAGACGAGGCAACAATTCGAACCATCAAAGCACAAATGGAAGCAATTCTTGTATTAGACAAAAATAATAAGATTGCAAGAAACACGCTCGAGCAAATGATTGAAAAAGAGGAAAGAATCAAGAAGTTGCGAAAGAAGAAGAATGTGAAACAAACGAGAAGCAATACAAGAAAATTTGGACGTTTGCTACAAAAAAAAAACTCGGCAAATGATCTCAAGTATTTCAAAAAGTACTTGACACATGAACAACAGGCGGAAGTGTTGAAGGAATTGGGCGAGCTTAATAAAATCATGTTGGTTGACAAACCATACCGTTTGACTTTGCTGGAATCCAAAATTCCTCAACAATACAAAGCAATCGCATTAAAACGCATTCAGAATTTGCGCTACATGGACACATGTTCCGGAGAATACTTCAAGGTAAAAAATTGGGTCGACACTTTCATGACAATTCCGTTTGGAGTTCACAAGACGTTGCCAATTACCATGGATGCTGGCGTGGAACAGTGCCACACTTTCATGGAAGGGGCAAAAGACATTCTGGATTCGGCGGTATATGGGCTCAATGATGCCAAAATGCAGATTATGCAAATGGTGGGTCAGTGGATTTCAAACCCATCGGCCCTTGGTTCAGCAATTGCAATCAAGGGTCCTCCGGGAACCGGCAAGACAACACTTGTTAAGGAGGGAATTAGCAAGATTTTGGGACGGGATTTCGCATTTATTGCGCTGGGTGGTGCAACAGACAGCAGCTTTTTGGAAGGACATTCATACACGTATGAGGGCAGCACATGGGGTAAAATCGTGGAGATTTTGATTCGCTGCAAGTCGATGAATCCAGTGATCTTCTTTGATGAGTTGGACAAGTTGAGCGATACCCCCAAGGGCGAAGAAATTACGGGGATTTTGACGCATTTGACAGACACGTCTCAAAACAGTCAGTTTCACGACAAGTTCTTTTCGGAGATTGCATTCGATTTAAGCAAGTGTCTCTTCATTTTCAGCTATAATGACGAATCAAAGGTAAATCCAATTCTTCTTGACAGGATGTATCGCATTCATACCAACGGGTATGGGAAAAAGGACAAGACGCATATTGCGCAAAAGTATTTGATTCCGAAAATTCAGTCAGAGGTGGCGTTCAAGCCGGAGCAAATTATCATCCCCGACGAAACGATCGAATACATTGTGGAGCATCACACGAACAAGGAGGATGGAGTACGTAATTTGAAGCGCTGTTTGGAAATTATCTTTACCAAGTTGAATTTGTATCGCTTGATGAAACCGGGAAGCAAATTGTTTGACAAGGATTCCAGTTCTATCGAGGTTGCTTTTCCATTCACGGTGACGAGCAGCGTTGTCGATATGATGATTAAAAAAGCGGAGACAAACAGCGCTCCCATGTTCATGTACACGTAAAGTCGTAAAATAATGTAATGTGTACATGAATATCTGAAATTGTGTGTATGATAAATTATAACTGAAAAATAATAAAATAATAATTTTTTAATAATTTATTATTTTTTATTAAGTTTTCTAACAATTATTTGTTGAAGTACAGCTCTCGCTATAAGCGATTCCCCATTTGATCGATTTTGCATTCTTGGCAACTTGCGTCCCATTCGGATTTGGAGTGGTTCGCAAAACGGATTTCCCTTTCAAACGAGCTAAATAACGATCATAGGAACCGTGTTTCATATCGACGCCTTTACTTCCGCCGGCAGACATGCTTCCCGGGCGGAGTCGCGTCAAAGATGAGCGCGTCGAATTGCCGTGTGATGGAACATTGGATCGCGTTACACCAGGAACGGCGCGGTCGCTCATTTGATTCCAATTTACAAATGCAAACTGGCTTTGAGGGGGCGTGTAGACATTCAGTGCAGATTTATTCATGATGTATTCTGATGATGGTACTCGCACTGTATTTTCAATTCGTTTTACATTGTATTTATCATTTTGGTTGCTAAAATGCGATCCGGTATATGTTGAAAAGCTAGGAAAAGCTCCACACGCTCTGCATCCAACCGGTTTTGTTGTCGACATTTATTTTAATTTATTTTTATTGTGGTGTATAATGTGGTGTATATATTAATATGTATATTAATGTTATAATAAAAAAAATATAATTTTATTATAATCTTAATCTATCTTTATGTGATTTAAATAATCTCTCTTATCTCTCTAAATATCATTCCCAAAATATAAATTTTTTACTTTAAAACTCGGTAGGTCCAAGCGTTCGATTTCCGCCTCGCTGGTTAATATAGTTCACTTGATCCTGGCTCAAACAAGCGCAACCCATGCTGTCAGAATATGTAGACGGACAGCATTCTGGCTTGAATTTATTGTCGGCAAAAAAGAACAGCTCGCCTTCAGGCAAAGGAACCGGAGTTCCAACATTGTCCTTATATGTGTTCAGGCGATTCTTGTTACCCATTCCGGATGCATACCGTTTGGCAGTTTGAACCCAACCCATTGTGTATGAGTCATCAATATTCAATTCATTGTTGCTTAAATTTACAAACCCTTCTTTTTTATCACCACCCTTGGTTTTTTTACCGTTCATATCATTGGGAGTCATTCCCTCTAAAACACTGTATTGAAAACAGTCACAAAACATGAACAACCCTGCAAGCATGCCAATAATAATGCAAGCAACTACAACTTCGAGTCGCGCTTCATATCCAAAAAGTTTAAGTTCCATTTATAAAATAATATTATAGAAATATTCTTGAATTTATTTATACATTTAGAAAAGATAAAAATAATTAAAATTATTGAATTGTTTATTTCAGTTTGCGATTATTTATTTTCAAACTGAAATAAAAAGTTATTTTTTCCTAAATAATCGTAATCCCATGTCATCCCTACCTTTTTATACCTTTTTATCCATGTGGAACACCAGGTATACCTCGCGATGCGTGCACATTCAGAATGTTATTCGAGAATCCAATCAAATAGCCCATCGGAACAGATATTGCAAGAAAAAATACAATTCCGGCTGCTGCTAAAATATCTCCGACGATCGGTATAAAAAATAACAATATAATTGCTGCCGCCATGGCAACCAAAATAATAATTACAATTTCAAGAATGGATCCAATTAAGCTTTTAATAGACAAGTATACACCGAACAATGTGTACATGACAGCAGTAACTACTCCATTCGATTTTCCAAGCATAGATTTTGCTGTAATGATGGTTTCGGCTAGCGGCGTCATAATATTGAGAATGCGAGTCATAATATCAGATGTAATATCGGCCACCGAATTTCGTATTTTATTTACCAGTTCGCGCATATTATTTATGATGCTCATAATCTCGCCAACGGTTGCAGCTACAATACTTATCGTGTAATGCACGGGTATTAGCGCAATGTCAGTAATATCAGTTAAAATACTTTGGGTACATTCTGCAAAATTTTTTTCAGCATATTCAAACTTCGACATATTGGCGGGCGCGTTGATTATTCCGGCAAACGGCATAATGTTCGGTTTACATTTTTGATTGTTCCAATCTGCTCGTATTTGTTCCATATTTATTTTAATATGAATGTACGTAATAACAAGTATGAACGAAAAGCATATAATGATCGCAAAAAAAACATACTCGCCGTATCGTTCTAAATATGTTTGATTTTCATAAATGTCCGATATTTTATCAATCATATTGTGTGGAAATGGATTATTCATAATAATTTTTAAGATATTTTAATTTTTTTAGTTTAAAAAATAGATGGCTAATATTAGTAAATATTAAAATACGTGAAATATAATTTTATTTTCATTCATATTATTTGTTATAATATTTATTATAAATGGATTTTATAATAAATATAAAAACACATCATTTATAATGTTATGTTAGAATAATAAAAATAAAAAAATGATTCTCTTGAGCTTTGATGTTGGAATAAAAAATCTTGCATATTGTCTATTTTCGATTACGGATTACAGTGCAAATGAAAGTGAGAATGAAAATGAGAATGATAAAAAAAAATTTATAGAAATCATAAAATGGAATATTATTGATTTATCATGCGATCAAGTGGAAGAAGCAGAAACATTACTAAAAGTTTTAAAACAGTGTTGCAAATGTAAAAAAACAGCAACGTATTGCACACATTCAAACACCATGTTGCCAGAAGATGCAACGAAGTTCTGCAAAAAACATGCCGAAGAAGCGCAACTTCCGATACATCCAAAACTTTTAAAATCCAATTCGAAGAGCGGACATGCACCATACATTGTTCCACTTTCTGCAATCAATAAAAAAGTATCATGTAATAAAATTAATATTGTCGATCTCGGTAAAAATATAAAGTGTCATTTGGATTTCATTTTTGCAGAACACATGGATAAAATCGACGCAATTCTCATTGAAAATCAAATTGGAAATTTGGCGGGAAGAATGAATGTATTACAAGGAATGATTTCGCAGTATTTTATTATGCGAAATGTAACAAATATTGAATTTATATCGGCAACAAACAAGTTGAAATTATTTAAAACCATTATAAATAAACAATCCGATACAGGTGGTGGTAATTTGGATAACGTTTTAGAAAGTGAAAAAAAGTTATACAAAATGAGAAAGGATGCGGGAAAAATGGTATGCAGATCGCTGTTGTCATTTTATCCAAAGTTGAATGGGTGGATAGCAACATATGGTAAACATAAAAAGAACGATGACTTGGCGGATTGTTTTCTTCAAGGTTATTATTATGCGCATCTGCATTTCAATGAAACAAATAAATCTGCATTCGAACTAGATACTTTTTTATCAACTTTTCACGAAGCAATCTAATCTAATATAAAATAAATTACACCCTTGAAGATTTAAAATGGGACAAAATTAAATAGCTTAAAGATATTATATTATAATATAATAATAATGAGTAGTAAGAGGACTATAATGACTTATTCGTGCAGTTCCTGCTTTTCTCTTATAAAAAGGGTGTTTAAGGTAGGAATAATAAAAGATACACATTAAAACTCATCAGTTGTATTTGACGATACAACATAATCAAAATTTACATTTTCCTGAAATGGATAAACCTTGAAGAACAGCATTTTGTCCCATTTTAAATCTTCAAGGGTGTAAATTGGAACGCATTGCATAATCAGAGAGATAGAGAGAATTAAAAACAATGAAAAATGAAGAAAATAATAAAAAAGAAAAAAAGAAAAAAGAAAATCAATAATATAATTATTATGCGTATGACTTAAAAATAAAAGTTGTAAGATACATATTAATAAATAAAAGAGTAAAATATGGAACCAGAAGTAATTGATTTAGGATCCTTGGATATTGGGGATGGTGGTAGTGGCGGTAGAAAATCATCAAATTTTGGGGGAGGTTTAGAGTTACTTATGAATGATAGATTTAAGTCGGGAGGAGATAAGAATGCATCAACAAATATACACTTGGACGATATTACAAGTTTGGAAGATGACTTGCGCGACATGGATTCCTCGTCGTCTTCAAGAAATGTCAAGGAAATGCGCTCCGACTTGTTTGGTTCAGGACCATCGGGTTCATCATCATCATTTCACGTGAATAAACACGACTCATTATCCAATAGCATCGGAGGCGGGCTAAATTATGACGACAATAATGGCACTAACAGTAGTGGTGGAATCGGCGCATCAACTGCGCTATTTGATGATGATAAGCCCACCTGGGACGGGTTTGGAAAATTTAGTAATGTCCCAATTCACCCTGATGTACCGATTGATTCGCAGCCGCAGCTTACGAAGGAAGAGCTGCTTCGAGAAAAATTCAAATACATTAAAAAGTTAGAGGATTTAGAAAAAAAAGGGATTCGACTCACGAAAAAGTATGATATGGAGTCGTCGCTTTCAGAGATGAAGGGCGAATATGAAACGCATGTGGAAGAACGAGAGCGAAGAAACAGTGTAAAATTTCAAGGTAAGATGTTGATGGCCTGCATTACCGGACTCGAATTTTTAAACAATAAATTCGACCCGTTTGATTTGAAATTGGATGGTTGGTCGGAACAAGTAAATGAGAATATTGACGATTATGATGAGATTTTTGGAGAGTTGCATGAGAAGTATAAATCCAAAGCAAAAATGGCACCAGAACTCAAGCTGCTATTTCAGCTGGGCGGAAGCGCCATTATGTTGCACATGACAAATACCATGTTTAAATCTGCCATGCCGGGAATGGATGACATCATGCGTCAAAATCCGGAACTAATGCAACAATTCACTCAGGCGGCAGTGTCTTCCATGTCCAATGCGACGCGCGGATCTGGTGGCGGTGGCGGTGGCAGCGGATTCGGTAATTTCATGAATGATATTGCCGGTCTGTCATCGTCGCGAAATGCAAGCGGTGCAACACCTTTTTCACACCAACCTCAATATAACCCGGCGCAACAAATGAACATGCCAATTCCGGTTTTGCCACAGCGTCCACCACCTCCACCAATTCAAACCAAGGGCGAAAATGCACCGCCACCACCCAGACGTCCAGGCGATCTCACAAATACAAGGCCAGATATTTTGATGGGTAGAGGTAATATGTCGCAAACGATACAGCAGAGTTTGCGTCCGGAGATGAAGGGACCTTCTGATATTTCATCCCTACTATCCGGTTTAAAGACAAAAACTGTAACAGTTGATAACTCGGTTTCATCGGCAGCAGCTGCATCGAATGTGACAATGAACAAAGACAAAAATTCGAATGCTGGTGGAAGCACGATTAGCGCGTCGGATTTGAATGAAATGAAGAACGATAATTTTCCGAGCAAGAGTAAACGCAAACAAAAGTCGGAGAGAACGTCGATCAGTTTGGATATTTAATTAGATTTATAACGTAATTAAAAAATAGTTATTATATTGTAAATGTGAACTTGTGAACTCTGTTTACATTTACATTAATATGTTTGCATCTATACATCTATACATGTGTTCATCGTAATAAAATGGCGGAAACTAGAACAACGGTGGAAATGATGGCAAAACGGATACCATATAAAAGTGTTTTATTTAAATAATAATTATCATTATGCGTTTTTGTTACATCTATTTGTTCATATTCGTGTATTTTTGATTCGTGGTCCGCGCTATACACTTCATCAAACGTTGTTTTCCATTCTGCGTTTATAAAATCATAATATTCTTGCATGGATCTATATTTCGTAAAATCGGGATAATAAACACGACTATAATGTACAAATATATTTACATTTTTTTCGGCAGTAAATCTTTTTTCATTTAAAAATTTTTCTTTATTTTTTGAAATGATGAATTGAATTGGACAATTCTCTTTATACGCATAATAAATTAATCCCTTTTTTAGATCGCAAGCATAATCTAGTCCAGAGCGTCGCGTTCCCTCTGGATAAACAAGAATGTCATTTCCCGACGCATTGTTGAGTTGATTGTGTTTAATTAATTTTTCAAAATCAGAAATACTTGTTTTACCACGCTTAAAGAAAATCGTTGCATCCGTCAGCAAATATCCATTAATATATGCGTATAATGGTAAAATATATGCAACCTCAATTCTACTAACAAATTTGGTGCAGAATTCTGTAACAATATTATCAATGAAAAAATCTGCCCACGAACGATGATTCGAAAAATAAATTATATTTTTTAAATGATTTACTTTATCTTGTGATATACGATATAACTTACAATTTGAATATTTTAATGGAATTATCATATCTTTTGATATATATTCTTTTTTTTTTTCAACGGCAAAATCAAAAAGTGAAATGAATGGATAATAGGTTGTTAACACAAAAATCATCTTTAAAAAATATAACACTTTAAACATTTTAATTAACTTATAACGACTTTAATTATGTTAAATATATATTAATATATTTAATATATTTAAATATATATAAAAATATCTTTAATATAAATTTTATTATTTATTATTTTATCTTTTAAACATTTTTCTTGTTCGCATTCGACTCCGATTCATAAAAATTGCATTTGTCGCCGTGCTTGTTCTATTGGTTTTATTTGTTTTTGTTGGAGATTGTGTTCTCATTCGTTTCGTAGAAGTTTTATGATAACCTGTTGTTGTAGTGGGGACGGTAATAGGCACAATCCCTTGTAACACTCGTTTTTTTATTTTGGAACTTAAATCTTTATGATTTTTGATATAATCAATCGCCTCACTCAATACTTTTTGAGCTTCTGCATCATCGTGGTTATTTAAATCTAAAAAACTATTTCGTTCTTTTGATTCGTAAAAATCCCCGCTGTGTACAATTTCGTTCAATTTTCTCCTCAACTCGCTATTATGCGGCATCGATGATCGAAGTTGGGCGGCGACGCCTTTTTGATAAAAAGATGTCCCGCCTAAATAATAAGAACGTTTACCATTTTTTTTATTGGAACGCGTATACTTCATCTATTTTATATTTCTATTATATATACTTGATTTTATTTTAAAAATATTTTATTTTTAATATTTTATCTTATAAAAAAACGATATAATAAAATAAATGTATAAAATATTAAATAATAAATAATAATATTTCATATTTTAATAAAATGATTACTATTTTTTCCTTTATACCAAAAAATTATATTAAATATGATAATAATAATCCGACCATCTCTCTATTTTCATCGATTAAAACTTCTATTTTAAATCAAACGTATACAAACTGGGAACTGCTACTTGTAACAAACGTCAAAAATGTTTTACTGAATAATAATAATAATAATCATGATAATGAAAATGAAAATAATAATGAAAATGAAAATAATAATGAAAATGAAAATAATAATGAAAATGAAAATAATAATGAAAATCGAAAAAACGATCCGAGAATAAAAATTGTTTATACGTCTGATTCGTATTTAAACTTGAATACGTTATTCAAATTCAACAATAATGATGACAAGAATGATAACAATAACCATGATCATGATGAAATTCATCAAATAAATCCCCAATGCAAATACATTTCAATATTTGATTTGGAAAACGACGTGTGGAATGCAAACAAGTTACAAATACAATATAATTTAATGGCATCGAGCGATTACGATGTAATCGGTTGTGAAACTACACATTCTACACAATCCATTTCTGCCGTTGTTCCGCGAACCATTAAAAAATCAGAATCATCGTTATTTACATCGTGTCCTTTTTTATTTTCGACGGTATTGATCAAGAGAGATCTATTTCGACACTTTGATGAAACCATTTTACAAAATGAATATGAAATAATGAACGACCGCAATTTTACGATAATACATTCGGAAAATAATACATTAATGTCGCAATTTCATGCTTTGCTCCTTTATTTAACACTTGTAGAGCGCAATATTTATTGCATTCATTATTCTCAACCTGACAAACCTAATAATAATAATAATGTGAATAATCATAATAATTCAAAAATCTCAACCGCATATACCATGCGCCTCATTAATTATTCTCTTGTTGAAACATCATTGCAAAACAAACTAACATTTTTTCAAGATCACAAAACATGTGACCACTTATTTTTTGAGAATGCAAAACTCTATTTTGAGGAGAGATTTATACGAATTCGATTTTTTTCTGATTTTTGCAGTTCTGAAAATTGCAAACAAGAATATGAGGAAAAATGCAGAGTGAATGAGATGGACAACTATGGTCCAGATAAGCACTTATACATCACTTTAAATCAAACTTATACACACGCAATTCTGTTGAATTGTCCAATCGTTCCAGCCATTTCTGTTCCTCCCAAACGCGTTCTCGGTTTAGCATTTGAACCCATTCCGTATTTGCGACTCTCGTATGATTTTATTCATTTTGCAGAAAAACATGTGGGATTATATTACATCGGCCACATTCATCCGAATTTAACCGGCACATTTTTTAAAGAGCATCACGGATTCATGTGGCATATTCCTTATCCACAAATTCCGCCCACATTGGAAGAAAAGTATTATAAAAGTGAAGCAAATCAGCGAAATAAAATATCCATTATTGTCTCAAACAAGATGAAGGCACCGGGAAATGCGTATCGCCATAAATTAGCAACATTTATACTGATAAACAATTTACCGATTGATATTTGGGGAAATGGTACCGAAATACATTCAAAACGGTTTCCAAATCATACCAATATCAAAGGTCCATTTAAAGACAAAGAACCGTATGAATCTTATTCATTAAGCATCTGTATCGAAAACTATCGACACCCTCATTATTTTTCAGAAAAAATCACCAACTGTCTTGTATACAATACAACTCCGATTTATTTAGGATGTATCGAAATCGATACATATTTTCCAGGACAAGTTATTCATTTGACCGGAGATATAAAAACGGATGCAGGGCGACTAGTTCATATCTCAAAAAATCCATCGACATATATTCGAGAGATAAAGCATATTGAAAATGATAAGAATGTTTTAAATTTATTAAAAAATCTACCTTGGAAATAATAAATTATAAAATTATATATATAAATTATAATATAAATAATATAAATTGAAAATAAATTATATTATTATTTTTTTTATAGGGTTCAGATAGATGCAGATGCATACGCGACGACACGCAACGACAATGAGAACAAATGGAGCAATGGCAGTAACCGGTTACACACTTCGTGTAATCAATGGCAGAACATGGAGAATCTATCGAGGTAATGGAACAAACAATGCCGAAAAAATGGTAGAGCAGTATTATTTTCATGATGATGCATCAAATGTGACACAGGGCCAAGGCATTCAAAAGTCATTTCCACAGCACCATTGTCTGATGAGAGCGTCGCTTTCTTCAGCACAAACCATACTTGATGACAAATGCTTACATCGATCCTATACAGGAGCGAAATATGATGCATTGCAACCTCATCGCATCGATTCAACATGCGCCGTTGCTCGCGTTCATAGTAACGAAAGAATTAAAACGCCGTTTACCGAACTCACGGCTTATCAAAAAAATCACCTCATTGCACAATCTGCAATCACGGGACTCCTTGTCTCACGTCTTTTTGGGATTTCATCTGCGAAACCGTGGACAATCAAATGGTTAAAAAATCATGCAGATTTGACTGCAAAATATATTCACTCTGCGTTTGCATGTGAATGCTTAATTGGAAACAGGTACTACTACAATTTACCCCAAGTGTTGAGGCAAGAAAAGTTCCCTAATGGATATCCTCATGAAAAAAAACTCGCCAGCATAAAAGAGGACGATGCCACATATGATAAAATTATTCAGAGTCGACAACAGCTTGTTGCATTGTACAATTCGAACATTGAGCGTCTCGAAAATGCAATCAAGCAGTTTAGACGCGGATTTCTTTCAATTCAAACGATTCGAGAAGATTCAGAAAACAAAAAAATGCTTGAAATATTCTGGCTGCTGCAAACACAATGTATGAAATACCGAGAAGTCGCCGAATCCGGTTTGAATGCACATCAAGTGTTTTGTGAGAAAAACAATATGACGTTTGACAAAAGATCAATACAAGTCGTGCTTTGTAATCTTTTGTTTTCCTGTCAGGCAATTTGTCCAAAATTGTTCACTTATGACATTGCACACCTATTTGACAACCACACTGGCACATATGCAAGATACGCTAGAACCGTAAAATCCAAACAGTTGGAGATGGGTAGTCAAGGATTAATTTCAGCATTTCTTGCCTTTTCGGCGATTGAACCCAATATGGTTTCTATGAATCTAGCTCCGCATATTGAAGAACGCCGTGCGCATTACCATTCTGACTTTTCGGAATATGCGTGTCACATTCCGTCACGTGATGCAATCTTCGGATCATTGATTTTGAAAAACCGTGTTCATATTCCGCGACCTGTCAACATTCTAAGGACGTTCTTCATGACTAAAAACAACAAGGACTGTTTCTATCTTCCAGTCCAAGAAACGCTCACAGAATTGCGCACATGGAAAAAATCAGCCAAAGAAATGTGGAAAAAAAACAAGAAAAATTTCAAATAAAATCGGTAAATCATTATTCCTATAACTACTCTACAAAAGTATACAAAAACACCCCCGGTTTAACCGGTTAAATGAATTCGCGGGATGAATTCGAGAATGTTTTTTTAGTTATTTTTTTTAGTTTTTATTTATCGTATTTTGATATTTTTTTATTATTTTTATTTTTTGAATTAAACATTTTCTCTCTAATCTCTCTATTATGAAGGATGATAAATATCTTATAAAGAGGTTAAATCTTGAAAATGTAAAGTTGATTTTGAATTACAAGGTTACAATATTTTTATTTAGAGAGATTGAGAGAAAATGAGAAAATGAATAATATAAAGAAAATGAAAAATAAAAATGAAAAATATTTTATATGTTTATAACTATATGAATCAATGAATGACGGTAATTAAAAATTTTGTAACATTTATATTTATTATAATTGCATTATATTGCATTGGATTTATTTGTTTATTGTATCGAGATGCATTTACAAATTTATCTCTCGAGGCGAAATTAAACATTTTTAAAAATCCAAAGACCATGTATTTATTAACCCCGCTACTTTTTTGGGTTGCATCCAGATCATTTCTTTTTAAACACGCAAACGGACCTTTGAATTCCAATATTAATAACTTATTTAAAAATATAGATTTCCCGAATTATTTTAAAAAAGATTTTCCATTTGCTTCTATTATAGCGCTTATTTCCAGTAGTTTGATAGCAGTGTATGCAGGCGGAGCGCTAGGACCTGAAACGCCTATGATTTACATGTCTATGATATTGTTATTATACGCACATTCTCTCTTTACAACCGTATTTAAAAACGTTGCATCTGAATTAAAGTTCGAAAGTTTGCTGTATTTAGGATACGTATTTGGAATTACGCTTCTTTTTCGTTCTCCACTGGCATCATTTGCTTTATCGATAGAAAAATCGTTGCGCGAGAGGTCTTCAAACATGATATTGAATGTTGTCTATTGTTGTGTCGGAATAGTTGTTGCATATATCATGACAAATGAAGTAACAGGAAATTTGTTTCAAGAACCTCCGGTTCACTTTACATATAGTGTGATCCATATAATTCAGTATTTATTTTTAGCAGTGATATGCGGACTTGTTGCATCCATTTTAATGAAGACAATGACGTTGCTTTTTTATGGAGTTCACTCTTTAATAAATAAGAGTAAATTATTGTTGCATTTCATTCCGATCTTATTTGGATTATGTGTTGCCACACTTATAAACTATTCTGACAATGCGATAAGAATCGTGGGAAGCGGTATTAATTTAGTGAATTGTGAGTTAAATGACACATGCACGTATGATTTCAGTATTTTGTTTCAGTTTCTTTGCAATGTAATTTTAACATTTATTTCGGGGTGTTCGGGAGGACAAAAGTTTGTTTTTATGTCGATTGGAGGCGGTATAGGAAGTTTATATGATAATTTTACATCCGTTCCACATATTCAGTCCATTATTATAGGCATTACAGCATTTTTTAGTACCATTTTCGGAAATCCGATTTCATCTGCACTTATTATATTGAAAACTACAAATTTATCGTATGAGTCGTTGCCAATGTTGATTACAGCATCACTCGTATCTTATTATTCCTTCAAATATATAAATTCAACGCTACTTTCATAAAAATGAACAAAAAATTACTATAATACAAATTGAATACAAATTTAATAAATATATATTCATATGATATAGAAAATAATTTATATATTATAATATAAGCGTTATTATAATACACAACTAAATATGATTGGAATTGGTTGGGCAACATTATATGCTTCTATTATTGAAACATATGAAAAAAAATTAAATTTGAAAGTAGAATCACCCCCCCATAGTATTGTGAATAAATAAATATATAATGATATAAAAAATTATATAAAAAACAATTTAATAGTTAGAATAAACATATAAAAAGATGTTGTATATTATATTAATATATACTAATATAATTTAATATAATTTAATATAATTTATAAAAAAAAGAAAAGAATATGCAAAGCATACAAGAAGATGAATATGAATGCGGTATTCATTATTATGATAATGATAATGATCATGATCGTGTTATAGTGAACAAAAAATCACATTCACAAACTCCATTTACTGAATCGTTGAAAATGTTGAGGGATAATATCGAAGCGCTCCCCACGTTTCATCAAATTGAGGTTTTGCGAATCCTTTATAAAAATCATATTACATTTAGTGAAAATAAAAATGGTGTTTTTTTAAACTTGTCATATGTGAATTTAGACGTGATTCATAAAATTAACGAGTATGTAACATTTGTTCATAATCAAGAAAGTCAAATGTGTGAATTTGAAAAGAAAAAAATGACGCTTTCAAATCAATATTTTAAATAGTATTAAAGAGTTTAATTGAATGAATATTATTAATTCATATTGTTCCAATAAAATGAAAACAGAATTAGAGCAAGTAGTTGATTTACTTCAAGAGTATGTTATTCGATTGCAAGTGATTACGCCAATAATGGAAACAGAAGCGATACAAATAAATAAAAAACAAATATTTGAAGAAAAACAAGAGAAACAAGAGAAACAAGAGAAACAAGAGAAACAAGAGAAACAAGAGAAACAAGAGAAACAAGAGAAACAAGATACTCATCATGATAATGCAAACTCTTATTTATTTCATGTTACAAGAGACAAGGATAAATTATTTTGGGCATTTTATATCATGTTGAATGGTGAAGATGCGTACAAGTATTTGAAAACAAAATTCGTGACAGAAAAGGAAATAAAAATCGGCGCAGTTGAAAAAATGCGCAAATTGCCAAATGTGTTTAAGCAACACAAGCTGAATAAAGTTCGTATTGAGAACGAGCTGTCTGGAGATATTCCGCTCACATTAGAAGGATTTTATGGACTTTGTATTATTTATAATATTTCTGCGATTTTTATGAAAAAAAATTGTTACTGCGAGCTATACGGACTAGGAGATTCATCTGTCACGCACATTATCGAGGAAGTTGAAGGTGGATTAGGCATTCATGTGTTTAAAAGGAAAGATGCGTCACTGGAATATGCAAAACAAGTTCGAGAATCAAAATGGAAAATGGAAAATGTTTTAACGCCGATTAAATCGATTTCGTCATACACGCATGCTGAGTTGCTTGAAATTTATAATAAAGTGACATGCATTAACACTAATAACAAAAAAGAAACTGGTTTTATTGAATCATTTAAAGAAAAAAAAACAAAACAATTTTTATACGATAGTATATGCGAATTATTGAATTAAATTCGGTTTCATTATTTTATTTTTTATAAGATTTTTTTCGGCCATATTTGCAGTATTGGCGTTGTGAAAATCCGCGAGGTCGTTTGCAGTTGATACTTTGTTTATATTTAACTGACCATCTTTTTTTTGATTTCGATTTTTTGTTTTTATTTTTTCTTGTTAAATTAAACATAGTTTATTATTATTATATCAATAATAAAAAAAACATTTTATAATAATAAAAATAAATTATTATAAAATTGAACAATATAGAATTATCTAAATAAAGTATATAATAGCAGAGAATGTCTTCTTCAAAGCGACATGAAGAAAGAGAAAGAGAAAAGGGTGAGGGTAAAATAATGGTAGCGAAAGATAAAGAAAAACAGAGCGAAGAAAAAATAAAATTCGACACAATTGTGAAAACATATTTAGATGAAATTACAAAAGCAAAGAGCGATTCATCTTTAAATCCGGAACTCGAGGTTCGTTTTGGAACCATGAGACAGTCCGCGCCGCTAACCAAAGACAATGTCACCAATGTAATTAAAAAGCTCAAGTCGCTCCAATTTCAGCAATCCGGCGAAGAATACAGTTTAAGAATATTTCTAAATGATTCCGACGTCCGTGTTCAACTTGACGGATTCTCCAATATACAGAATTTCTGCATTGACAATTCCATCGCAGACAAGAATGCCGTCATGGTGATCAAACGAAACATGGAACATAAAGTGATTCGCGAAGACGGGTCTGAATTCGTTTCCGATGTTCGTCCAGTCGACAATACCGATTTTGATTTTAGGGTCTCGCTTCAAACTGAACGAGAAATCGGAAAAGATGAACGCGAACAAATCGTTGCGAATTGGAAATCTAGCGGAAAAAATTTTAGATACATTCGAAGAACCGCATTTACACATCCCGACTATCCAGTTCGAATCGACATCAGTGTCGTAAAAGACACATTTACACCGTCGAGAAAATCGTATGGCAATTTCAAATCGGCAAATGTCATGCGGGGTGAGGACAAGTATGAAGTGGAAATCGAAGTCGTGAATTCCGAGGTTTCCGCTATGGGATTAGAAACGTTATTAAAAGGATTAAGAGAATGCATTAAAACTATATTGTCAGGAATACAGTCCAGCAATTTTCCAATTTCGAATGATGAAATGCGCCAAGTTCAAGACGAATATTCGAAACTGATATACGGTGGAGATGTTCGACCGCCGTCTCGGATTGCATTTATCGGCCCGTCATCTGTTACACTTCAAATTAAAAACATTGCGCCAATTGGGGCATACAAAATGTCGAGCATTCGTAAAAATTATTCGGTCACAGATAAAGCAGACGGTCTAAGAAAACTACTATTTATTTCGACTGGTGGTAAAATGTATTTGATTGATCCGCTTCTAAATGTGCAATTTACTGGCTTGGTCGTTGACATAAAAGCGTTTCACAATACGCTTCTTGATGGAGAACACGTTTTGCATGATAAGAACGGCGCCTTTATCAACTTATATTTGGCATTTGATATATACTTTTTGAAAGGCGAGAGCGTGCGCGAACGGAGTTTTTATACGAGTAACAAAGAACACATGGACAAATCGCGTCATTCTGAAATGTTGAAATATATTGCGAATATGGATGCGAAACCGGTTTTAAAAAACGCGAAAAGTCCGCTAACGGTCCAAGCCAAGCGATTCTATTTTGATGATGGAGGAGATATCATGATGTTTGGTGAAACGATGACAAAAAGTGAAGAAAATGCGTCAGAAAGGATATTTGCTCTATGCAAGCAGTGTTTGGAAAGCGAATACAAGTATGTGACGGATGGTTTGATTTTCACGCCGTGCAATACGGGAGTGGGTGGCACTACGCCAGGTCAAGTTGGTCCGCTCGATCGGAAATTCACATGGGCACTTTCATTTAAATGGAAGCCGCCGCAGTATAACACAGTTGACTTTCTTGTGAATACGGTAAAGGATGATAAAACCAATCGAGACAAGGTGATTGAAAAAATAGATGGCGGATCAATTAGCGGGATCAACATGCTGTCAAATAGACAAGTCGACTCGTATAAAGAACTCGTGCTAAAAGTCGGATTTGATCCGTCAAATCGGTCAAACAAAATCATTCCGAATGCGTGCGCCATGATTTATGAAGGCACCATTGATAAAATTGCTGGTGGGTCAGGCGAATACAAACCAATCCAATTTCTACCTTCAAATCCGTATGATGCCAGTGCCGGACTGTGTTTAATGAAACTCAATACAGATGGCGACATGGTGACGGAAGAAGGCGCGGAAGTGTTTGAAGATTTGACGATTGTGGAATTCAAGTATGACAAGCCGGAGAAACGATGGATACCATTGCGCATTCGATACGACAAGACGGCGGATCTGCGAAAAAACGGTAAAAATTTTGGAAATGATTACAAGACGGCAGACAGCGTTTGGTATTCCATTCACTATCCTGTTACGGAAGATATTATTAAAGGCGTGGATAAAAACATAAATTACGACGAAACGAGCAGTGGAGATGTTTCCGGTTCAATTGCTGAAGTGTATTACAAATCGAGTACTAGCAGTAATACAGAAAAACTTACGGAAGGATTGCGCGATTTTCATAACAAGTTTGTAAAGGCGGCGCTAATATATGAAATGAGCAAGGCGGGAGACACACTCATTGATTTTGCGGTTGGGAAAGCGGGCGATTTACATAAATGGAAGGAATCGGGACTATCGTTTGTGTATGGAATTGATATATCGAGAGACAATATTGAAAATCCGGCAAATGGGGCATGTCTACGATATGTGAATTTTGCAAGAGAGAATGCTGGAAAAATGGATGCCATGTTTGTTGTTGGAAACACAAGTAGAAATGTGAAAGATGGCGCTGCTTTTTCGGGTTCGAGCCAACTTACGCGTGAGATATCAAATTCCGTATTTGGAAAAGGTAGCGTGGACGCATTGAAAAAACTAGGTCTAAACGGTGTTGTCGCGAATTACGGAAAGGGGGAGGTCGGATTTGATATTTCATCCATACAATTCGCATTGCATTATATGTTTGAAAATGAAGACGCGTTGAACGGATTTTTAAGAAACGTTTGTGAATGCACAAAGGTTGGTGGAGTTTTCATTGGAACCACATTTAATGGAAAAAAAGTATTTGATTTGCTCAAACGAAATGGGGTAAAAAAGAATGAGAGTTTCATATTGTTTAAAGGCGGAGTTACAGATTCATCAAAAAAAATAATTGAAATTGTGAAAAAATACGATGACGACCTGCGATTTCCTCCGGATGAATTTAGTTTGGGATATGAAATACAGGTATGGCAGGAATCGATTGGCAACTACATTTCAGAGTATCTGGTCAATTTTGAGTATCTTGACGGAATGATGTCGAAATATGGGTTTGAACCGCACCATTTGGACAAGGGCGACATTTTCAGAAAGAGTCGCGCATCATTTGAAGAACTATTCAGAATCATGCGCGAGCATCATTCATCCAATACACTGTATGCAAAAGCACTTGGAATGTCGAATGAGGAAAAGACGCTATCCTTTTTGAATGATTATTTCATCTATAAAAAAGTAAGGGATGTGGACTGCAGTAATTTGAGACACACCGTGGTTGTTTCAAAAACAGAAAAGCAAAAAACATTTGCCATTCATGACAAGCAAGGGCTGAATCATACACGCCTTGTGGATATTTTGACAGACCATAAATGGAAACAAGTGGATATTAAAACGCCAAATGCTGATTTTGCATGGGTGGGCGCTACGGTTGGCGGCGATTTTCTGCGTTACGAAGATAGTATTTATGACATCAAAACCACGCTAAAAAATTTACTCAAAGGAAATGGGGTGAAAGGATTTAGCACATCTGACCCTGATTATCCGTATACAAAGAATGTGATTACAGACAAGGCGCAGCTTTATATGGAGATGAGTAAAAAATGCCCTGAAATTTGCAAGAAATACATGGCCGAATCGTGGTTGTTAAGTGATGAAAAACGTGTTACAGAATATAATGAAGCGGATGACGGGGTGCTCATTATTAAACCGTTGGGAGTTGGTGCCGGCGGAGGCGAAGGAATCGTATATGTTACAAATAAGGAAGAGTTGACAGAGTTTACAAATGCTGCGAAGCGACGAAAGCAATCAAAAGAAAAAGGATCAAAAGATTATTTGGTTTCGAAATATATTCGAAATCCGATGTTGATTGAAGGCAAAAAATTTCATTTGCGTATGTATTTTATGGTTTGTATGAGACCTAATCACAAGTCGGATTGGTTTTTGTTTGAAGAGGGTAAAATTATTACTGCAGAGTTGCCGTACAAGGATGCGGATTACATGAATAAAAAAATTCACGACACACATTTTAAGTCGACAAAAAAGAATCGATTGTTTCCAGAATCGAGAGAGCTAGGAATAAGCGACAAGGAGGCGAAAAGCATTATGCAACAAATGCGCGAAGTGTTGCGGTGTGCATATGACGTGTATAAACCACATGTTGCAAGCACACGCGAGTCAAAATATGGGTTTGAAGTATTTGGATGCGATTTCATGGTTACGAGTGATGTCGGTGTAAAATTATTGGAAATTAATGCGCGACATGATTACGGTGTGAATGATGTAAAAAAGGAAGCGCCTGAAGTGTACGAGCGTTTTTGCAGCGATTTCTGGGATTGGATATATAAGCATGCAATTGAACCGGTATTTAGTGTTGATTTTGAAGGAGAGGAAAAATACGATTCAGAACATGATCGGGTGATGTCGATTATTGAGAAGGGGTTTCCATTTGTTGAACGATTTTGGACGAAGGATGATGCGCAGTCGGCGTTTGATCTTATTAAAAGCAAAATTGCGGATGCTTCCGTTGCAACGCTTAGAAAGGAGAATTACATACAAAATACGCCATATGATATATTATCTGGGAAAAAGGAAACTGAGGAGGTGAATAAATTTATCAGAGAGTACATTGGTGCAAATGACAATTTGAAATTTAGAATTCAAGGTGACGGTAAACGCGATAAAAGCAAGGGCGAGTTTATTTCCATCAAGTCGCCGGATGAGGTTGTGTTGGATAAAGATTACTTGCTTGTGGATTATTTTACAGAACCTTCAAAGATTATGGTGCGCATAGCCAAAGGCGAGCCATCACTGGAAGAACATTTTACAAAAGGAACACTGGTAGAGAAGGCGGTGCGCGCATTACGGCGCAAGTCGCTGGAATTCACGGATGAAAATCTGCATAATATCATTGTGAGTCAATCAGAAGGAGAACAACGTAGAGAAGAGGCGTTTAATATGAAAATATCAAAAATTGACGGAAAAGAAAAGAAAGTGTATCTGGCGAGTGCAGAAAACACATTTGTTTATATTATAATTTGGAAACTGTTGTTTCCGTTACTGGAAGATTTATCGAGTTTGAAGATACTGGATGGAGCGGGAGGATATGGCAGTCGTTTGATGGCAGCAATTATATTGAATGCAACGTATGTTGGAGTGGAACCAAATCCACTATCGACGCCTGGATTTCAAAAAATGATTGAAATGTTTGGTTCACCGGAAAAACAGAAAATGTTGGAAGACGGTCTTCCGAATGCAGTTGGAGTTGATAAGCTGCCTCCCGGATGGGCCGATGTCGTGATGTTTAGTCCTCCGATGTGGGGAAAGGAAGTGTATAATGATGAAACTGTGGAGAAACAGTCGATCAATATGTTTACAAATGAAAAAGTGTGGTTAAGCGATTTCTTGTACGCATCGATTGAAGTGCTGTGGAGTCGGCTTCGTGTTGGCGGCTTCATTGTGTTTCAAAGCGTTCGCTACGATTATATTGGCGAATACATGATGAGACAACATTTTACGAAAGAAAAAGACGGCGAATTCGTGGGAATTATATCACGTGTGACAAGTTCCGGACGATATAAACCAAATTGGGTATGGCAAAAGGTAGATCGCCAAAGTTCAATTTCAGAACCATTATCAGAGGCATCAGAAGTATCAGAAGCTGAAGAAAAAGAAGATGTGGGTGAAGTGGCGGGGGCAGAAAAGACACAAGACAAGCAAAATCCTCCAAAAAAAAAAGTTATATTTGTTAAAAGAAAAACATTGAAAAAGCAACCTTCACCCCCTTCTTAAATAAAATATAAACTATAATTCAATGTAATTCAATGTAATAGAGAAATAATACAATACAATTTAAAAAGATATAGACAATATATTTAATATATTTTAATAGTTGAATTAAATTAAATATAGTTTTACAAATTATGAGTATTTTTTTATTACCTAAAATTGTAGATGATATTGGAGAAAATGATAACCATAATATTCATTTTAAAATGTCAAAAATTATTCCGAGTGTTATAGTTTCGCATTCATTATATGATTCATTATGTCAAACGAAAGTTAGAATAGAAAAAAATGACATTGGTTGGGATAGTTACAAGAAAATCACAAATCCTTTTGAATTTATTCATACTATTATTCCGGGTTATAAGACACAAGTAAGTAAATTAACACCACTTTCGCGATCGTTTTATAAAATGATTGAAATGTCTACAATTTTTAATTTGTGTAGTAAAAATATAGATGCAGATACAAATACAAACAATAATGGGTTACTAAGCGACTATGTTCATAACTTATCACATAATGTGCGCCATATAAATGAATTTGAATGGCATTTTAATGACAATTATTATTGTGGTATTATCGGAAATGGAATCCCGAGTGAAATGGTTAGAGATGTAAATTCTTTTAGTAGTGCATTTAAAACTAAAAGTATGGTATACGAAAATGAAAAAGTAGATGAAAAAAACGAGAAAAAAATATCAAAAATAAAAAAAAATCCTTTTGAATTCAATTATTATAATAATAATAATGGTGATAATGGTGATAATGGTAAAAATAAAAATAAAAATAAAAGCGAGGGAAATGATTCAACGGTTGACTCAAACGATAATTTAGAATTAAATGGCGAGGGAGGGGGTGAAAACACATTTAAATCATTTCACTTGGCAGAAGGACCGGGGGGGTTTATCGAAGCTGTTGCATACATAAGAAAAAATAAAAATGATAAATACTATGGTATGACTTTAATTAATAATGACACAAGGTGTCCTGGATGGAGAAGTAGTAGAAAATTTTTAGAAAATAATCCAAATGTAATTATTGAAAAAGGTGTTGATCAAACAGGAAATTTATTGTCACGTGATAATTTTATTCATTGTTACAATCAATATAAAAATAGCATGGATCTTGTTACGGGAGATGGTGGAATTGATTTTTCCGAAGATTTTAATAACCAAGAATATAGTGCAACAAAATTAATTATTGTTCAGGTAGTGTATGCACTGTCAATGCAATCGAATAACGGAAATTTTGTATTAAAGGTATTTGACACATTTTCAAATGCTATTATCGATATTTTATATCTACTTTCTTCATTATATAAAAATATTTACATTATGAAACCGCAAACAAGCAGGAATGCAAATTCTGAAAGATATATTATTTGTAAAGGGTATAATTTAAATGAAAACAAAGAAAAAGTTGATTACATAATAAAAAAAATGTATGATAATTTTGATAATTTGAATTCAAATTTATACATTGAGACAATTTTTAATTTCAAATATAGTCGAATGTTTATTTCTAAAATAGAAGAAATTAATATAATTATTGGAAAAAAACAAATCGACAATATAGTTGTAACATTGAATTTAATGATGAATAAAAAATTTGATAAAGTCGATTATTATAAAAAAAAACACATACAAAAATGTATAAAATGGTGTGAAAATTTTAATATAAATTTTAATAAAAACCTAAAAAGTACAAATATTTTCTTATCATCAGTTTAAAGTAATTAATTAATTTTTTAGATATTTTTATAATAAAAATAATTAATTAGTAGCAGTATAATTGTTCTTGAAAGATAACTTAAAAATATATCATGAATATAATTAGCATGCAGACAACAATTCAACTTTTATATAAAACAATTAGTGGAAATAAAAAAAAGGAGCGATTCGAGACAATTCTTGAGCCATTACAAGCGTTGATTCAAATTGCACTTTTATCCTATTTTCCCATTGGATCAAAACTAACAATACAAAATAATATTTTACATATTCAAGCGCCATCTTATAGTCAATCTGTAACACGATGGTATAATAATGATACACAAGAAGATTTATTTTATTTATTTAATATATTTTGTAGATTTAAAAAATTTTATATCGATATAAAAGTGGGACACACTAAATTATTTGAACTTCTCATTTCTCTGGCTAAAAATGGAATTAATAATTTGATTCGAACATACAATCAAACAGATAAAACGCATGTTTTACATACACTCCAAATGTATAAAAATATGTTGGATGGCACAAATCATAATTATCATGCGTCGGCAACTCCAATTAGCATTCCAGAATCGTTTACGGTAAATGCAGATGCGCAAACATACGCGCGTTCAGATAATTTTAGTAACGATAAAAATAAAAAAAATAAAATTCCTAGAACTGAAAACAATAGTGTTTCCCAATATTCAGATAATGAAAAACAATTAAAAATTAAAGAAATGACGAATACTGCATCTGTCGACATTGATATGGATACAATATTTATTAAAATTACCGAGTTATACACAGATGAAGTATTTCAAATTATTTATAATACACTTATTGAAATGGAACGCGATGATACAAACTATATGGATTATGCAAATGGATTAAACATGATGCTACATCCAATCAATATTCGAATTAAAAAATGGATCGATGAAAATATCGTATTTTAATTGGGCGGGCTAAAAAAAATTATTTTGTATAAAAAATAATTTTTTTACGGTTTTTTTACGGTTTTTTACAGTTTTTTACGGTTTTTTACAGTTTTTTATAGTTTTTTATAGTTTTTTATAGTTTTTACAGTTTTTTAATACTCCATTCCAGTTCCAAGTCGCTGTTGCAAACGATGCCATGCCGTCTTTGCCTCATGGTCAATCTTGACCCTTCGGTATTCTTCATACTGCTCTGGAGAATCGTAAAAGTAGAGTTTGGGTTCAAATCGTGTGGTATCCACGACCTTCCACAAGAAACCTTCACCAAAAGATCCAACCGTCCACGGATACCTGACTCCTGTGATTGCATTCACAATCGGCGCGTTGAAAACATTGGAAGAATATGGACCACGAAACTTCTTTTTTTCGTTTGATCCTTGGCTGTGGTTGTCTCCATTATTTTTGCTGGTATTCATCGCGATCCTGCTCATTTCAACGATTTGTCTTGTTTCCGACTCACTGCATATAAATAGATTATGAAAAAAAAATTCAATTTATGTTTTTTTCGTTCATTTTTATAAATAAATTAAATAAATAATAACTGCAAATGCAATCCACCTTAACCATTTATTTTTATTTTTTCTTTGAATGAAAATCATTGAATGATTCAAACAGCGACTTGAAAATCGAGATGCATTCTGAAACAACCTTGGAAACATACTCTTGCACTTTTGACAACTCGGTTTCCTCTTTAAATGCAACAAGGATAAAACTGTCAAGAGAATGTGGATGCGGCTTTTTAAATCCGCAAAATGATGCGATCCCATCAGGTTTATCATAATAGTTTGAAAATATCAAGAATTCAACTACTTTTCCGAGCGTATAATCTTCTCCAATCAAGTTCACGCAAAATGCATTCTTCATGGTTGTCAACTCATTCGCTGGCTCAATTATATTTTTGATCCCAATTTTACTCTCCGTTCCAGCATCGGTACTGCTACTGCTGTGTTCCATATCAGTTAATAATTTTTCACATTTTTTGATCATAATGTCACACGATTTGGTAACCAATTGAACATTAGTATAAACCCCAACCGTCTCAATGACAAAATCGAAACTATCCTTGACAAATATACGCTGTGCTTCAAGGAGTTCCCAATTCTTCTTTGCAGAAGCCAACTGTTCGACCATAGTAGATCCATGAGCCGACACAGATCCTGATCCTGATTCAAACCCTTCGCGCACCCCCTTTTCCTTGGCTTTCCATGTTTTTTCGATCTCCATTTCATCAGGAGTGCAGCTGTAAGAACATGTGTGCGCCACATTGTACATGCCATCAAATTTGGCATTTGAAATTTCAATCGTGCAAGTGAATGCAAGCGCTTCTCCACACGGCGCATTTGAAGACAACTTAGGAAGCAATCTTGCAAATTCGATATATTCACCGGAAATGGAATCAGGGGGAAAGATTTTTCGAACCGTCGATTCGGGTAGATATTCATAGACAATATCATCATCATCGTGAGAACCGCCTGACTTTTCAAGGTTTTTCGCTCGTTTTACTTTGAAATCTTCAGTAGTAACATAACGTATTGTGTCCGATTCGTTTTTTACATCCACTTCCACCACGTAGTTCTTATAATCATTTTGAAACCCTTCGATCGTATGAACGTGGTGAATTGGAATGCACCCCAAGCGCTGTTTTAACACTTCATTATGGAGACGCGTTGTATTCACCGTAAAATTTGCCCTATTTTCTGCATGTGGAAATGTTTTGAATACGTATGTGTTTATATCAGACAGCATGATTCTTCGAATGGCGTTTGCAATCGAAACATTGCAATTTTCCAATGTGAATGTGAGTTGTTCTTCTTTATTGTTATTATATGTAGAAATAACTGGAGTTCGAGTCATCTTCCTTAGAATCTAGATTCGAGTTTCGTTGGTTCCTTTTAATGATTTTATATTGTTAATGTTATTAAATCAATTTTTAATTTAATATTATTTTTTTTCTGAAACATAAATAAATAAAACAAATAAATAAATTAAAAAATGCATTAACTATTTATAATATTTATAAAAATTATGTGTAAAAAATAACTTAAATGATTCTAGACAAAGTTAAACTATAATATAAATTATCGATTAATTATTATGAGCAGTATTATTTATTATAGCAATTTTTGTGAAAAATCGAAACGATTATTACAAGTTCTTGCGAAAAGTCCGTGCAGCAAAGATATACATTTTTTGTGCATCGATAAGAGAGAAAAATCACAAGACGGAGTTACGCACTTGATACTTGAGAATGGAGACAAGATACTACTTCCTCCGCAAGTAAATCGAGTTCCCGCATTGCTTTTATTAAATCGAGGAAATCAAATTTTGTACGGGGATCAAATTTTACAGTATCTAACTCCGGTAGAGAATGAAATGAAACAAGTTGCAACAAATAACAATGGAGAACCAGCACCATTTTCATTAACGAGCGATTTTATGGGACATGGCGTAACATCGGATACATATAGTTTTTGGGATCAAACCAGCGACGAATTACTCGCGAAAGGAAATGGCGGAATGCGACAAATGTACAATTATTCCACTATTGACTATTCAAATACAGGAAGAATAGAAACGCCACCAGATAACTATACTCCAGATAAAGTTGGTCAAGTGTCGTTGGAGCAACTTCAAAAAAATAGAAAAATGTAAATATTTAAACATTTTTTATAAAATACATACATTTCATTAAAAAAAAATTGAAATGTCTGAAATAATATATAAATACATTAGTATATATTTAACCATTGGCTGATTGATTGTCATTCTTAAAATGAGTGAAAGTGACGTTGAAGTTGAATTCAAAAGCGATGACGATGATGTCGAGTCCGTTGGCTCTGACTCTGGTTCAAATCCTGGTTCTATAGATGATTCTAAAAATGAAAGCAAAAGTGTATACTTTAGCGATGATGATGATGGCGACGATGACGATATAGAAGTAAGATCCAACGATGCAAGTGTGGAGAAAGGAAGCGGCGATGATGATGACGATGATAATGATGACGATGATGATGACGATGATGATGACGATGTTCTTCAAAAATTTGATCATGAAACAAAAAAAAAATACATTACAGCCCATCATCCCGAATGTTTATCGTTTAACCACGAGGAAACTGAAACACTGTCTCGCGTTGTTCGAGATGAAAATGGTAGAATCGTTGACCCCTATCATAAAACGCTGCCATTTTTAACAAAATATGAGAAAACGCGCATTTTAGGCATACGAACAAAACAACTGAATGAGGGCGCCAAACCATACATTGACGTCAATCCCACGATTATTGACGGCTACATTATTGCTCAGCTAGAACTGGAACACAAACGGTTGCCTTTTATTATTCGAAGACCGATACCGAACGGCGGATCAGAATTGTGGAAACTACAAGATCTTGAAATTATTTGTTGAGTTATTGTTTTCTGTTATTGAGATAAACACGTTTTATGAAATCCGCAGTATAATTAAGTAAATTTACCAAATATTTTATTTTTTTTTAATACTAATTCACGTCCTGTGTTCATTTGTTCCAATGCTGAAACACGGACACTTTTACCATTGATTTCTGTGTGTTCATCCATAACAGACAACCTAGTTTCTCCATATTTTTTTAGATTATCTTTTGATAACTTTATAATATTATCATTTCCTAATGTTGATAAAAATAATTTTGATTTTAGAGGGTAATTATTATGTCTCCATCTTGTAGCAATTCCTATACTATTTTTTGAAATATTTTTAACTCCATGCCACCACATTCCCGGATTAAATAATACATCACCTGGTTTTAAAGTAACACTATATCGAGGACAATATTTTAATAATTCAAAATTATGCGATTTATCCTTTAAATCAAATGTCTTTGTATAAGAAGAATAATATATTCCAGTTTCACTCAATAAAGGGTACACAAAATGACTATTATTCGGATGAACAAATGTCCATTTTTTTTCTCCATCAATTTGAAAGAAAAAATTAGTTGACCATGCTGCATGCATCTCTGTTCCGTTTCCTTTTACTGTTGAAATAAACATTTGAGAACTATCATTATATGTAATGCCATTAATATTTTTAAACGGTTTTATTAATTTTGATACAATTTCTGGATTATTATCAAGTATTGTATTACAGTTTCCAACATAATCATTTGAATTATTAATGGTTTTTAATTCATCATAATAATGTTCCTTTGTTTTTGTTTTAATAAATATAACATGTTCATTTCCATATTTTTTAATGAAATTTTGAGTTTCACATGTATATTTATTTGCATTTCTCATAACAAATGGTATGTGATTATTTACGTTGAATGTAATTGCTTTTACATCATCAATATCAACTTCTTGTAGCTGTTTTTCTAAACAACGACTATTTTTAATATTGTCTCTACAATATTGTGATAAATTATTTATTGACTGTGTAATTTCATTTTTATACATTGTTATCGAAGCGTTAATACATCTTTTATAAAAATAATTATAAAAAACATCTACTAAATCATTAGGTATCTTTACTACATCAAACTCACTCATATAATATTGAAATGGATCTAGTTTCACATTAAAGTTTACAACTGATTTTGAATAAACAGAAATATTTAATATATTTATTTTTTTAATAACATTTATATGTTTATTAATTTTTTTAACATCCATTATTAATAATATAATATAATATAATAATTTCATTTTATTAATAATATTTATACTAAAATGAAAATTTTAATAATTTGGTTGTTAATTTGGTTGTATAAAAATAATATCCATTAAATATAACATAAGTAAGATTATATGATTCATGCGTATTGGAGTTTACAACGATTTATACTGAAATTTAAATTACATAAAGATGCAGATCAAAAAAAAATTATAACATCTATTAAGCGACTTGAAAAAAACAACCAGTATATAAAATATGAAGATAAAATTGGTGGAATCGGAACAAATAAAACCCTTTCGTTTATTATCAAAGATGATACGCTTATTGTAAGTTGGAGTCACCTTTATTATGACATGTACAGTATTAAATTTGTATTATCTAAAATAGACGACATTTATAATGACAGAATAAAAACATTTACTTTTACATACTATAAACACAGTTTATATCAATTCGTAAAGGACGACGTTCTATTTTTCAAAAATATAAAACACATGTATAAAGACGCATTTCATGTTCGCGAGTGTAATAAAAAAAAAATTATAAAAATTCCAAAAAATAAATTACAATCACCATTATCTAGTTCAGAATTATTTAAACATATATTGAATGAATTAAAGATTGATGAATACAATCTAACAGTAAATTTACGAAAAATATATCCCGAATATAATGAACAATTAGGAATGTTGTCTTGTTTGCCAGCAGCTATAAAAAAAAATGACGACTTACAACATTATTTAAAAAAACTGTCACGAAAAACATTGGAAGAAAATCTTTTAAATAACTATCATTCAAAACCGTGCATTAGTTCTTTGCTCAATATGAAAGTTGCTTCTTTTATTGACGAAACAAAAATCGTCAAGGATATGTGTGATATCAAATACTATAAAGAATTCATTCTTATAATGCCAGAAAATACAGATAAAAAATATATTAGAGCCGTTTATATTCATTAAGTTTCTCATAATTATAAAATATAAAATCGATTTTGCTTTTATGAATTAAAATTTCTCTAACATTTCCACCTCTTTCCACATTCAAGACATGTGACAAATGTCGTCATCGGTTCATCCGCCGAACGCGTTTGAAGTTGCGTGTATGTGCACTTGTTTGACTTGCATGCGCGACAAGTGAACAAATCGGTGGACGCCTCGATTTTAAGCTCGTACTTATTCTTGTCGCGACTCTTCTTGTCTTCAATGATCTTTGTCCACATTTTCGGATTCATGTCTTGATGCGTCATAAATGCAAGTTCATGCGGTTTGATTTTTTTTGACGTAATCATGTTCATAACATCCAAATTATCAAGGTTGATAAATATACATTTCAACCAGTCAACATACAATTGAACAAAATATGGGTTGTCCCATTTTTTCACAATGTTCATTTCATCTGCCTTTTGCAGTGTCCGATTGTAAATACCTTTTTCCAAATTGAGTCCGATTTTTCCCGAACTGTCATCCTTTATTTTGTCTGACAGCTTTTTGCGAATATTCTGGCGAAACGATTCTGCGTCTTTAATGATCATTTTTTAAATTAAGATCCCTTTTTTGTATTATAATCATAGGGTGTCTTAAAATCAATTTTTATTAATATTTATTTTTATATAAATATTAATTAATTATTTTATATAAATATTTATTCCAGTTTCTAAATCTTCGTATTTATTTATTCATTTCATGTAACATTTTTTTTAGAATCCGAATCTGAATCCGAATCCGAATCCGATTCGGAATATTCATACTCTTCTGATGTTAACTCTGAAGAATCTTCGGATCCATCGTCATCTTCATCTTCATCCGTGGTCGTGGACTCGCATTTTTCGTCACATAGTTCATCCTCAGAATCAGCATTTTCGGCCTCATCTTCACATTCATCGTCGTCATTATCTGAATCCCCCCCATCCTCCAAGGCATCTTCGATAATAAATCCATCTTTTAGATATCCGTCTTTGGTTTTCATACTTGAAGGAATATTATCCAACTCATCTTCTTCTTCATCATCTTCATCTTCATTGTCGGCAAGTGTTTCAAAACCGCCAAATAAGTGCTCGTACACTTTATTCCATTTTTCAACCGTAAGATCAACAATACTCATGTTTGAATCCCTCGCCAAAAGTGCGCAGTTTCCAAAAAACAGTGAGCTGTCTACAGGAGGAGGAAAATCATATTTATTTTCTTGATTCGCTTGGCCGTCGTGTCGCGCCCATAACTCAACTGTAATCATATTTTCGCCCTTTTTAGAATATGTCCATTCTGAAACCTTTCCAAATCCATCTGCCTTTTTAAAAGAACACTTTTTATACAATTCATCTGTCGTTGAACTTTTATATTCTTGAGCTTTCAAATCACCATTTTTTTCAACAATTACAATCGATGGCATTTATTTGTTTATACGATGTTTCCTTTTTTGTTGGATTTCTATATTTATCTTATTTCTTGGGTTTAAATCATTTATCAATAATATTTTATTTCATTTCATTTCGATTCACTGTTTTTATAAGATAAAAATAAATGAAATAAAAAATAAATAAAATAAAATAAAAAATAAAATAAAATATTGTACGTTTTTATCATATTAAACTTATATTTTTATAATTTATTAAAAGAAGTGTGTTCATAAAAATTTAGAAAAATTATAAATTAAAAATAAAATTAAAAATAACTATAACATGTGGTATTGGATTATCAAGGTTTCTATTTTATCACTTGTATTCATTTTTCTTCTTCATTATCTTTATTCTTTTTTTATATCAACGCTAACTGTTCCAAAAGTAAAAGATTTAGTAACACTTCCACAGAAAAAATATAACGAAATGTTTGACTCGTTACAACAACAACAACGCATACAACGCATAAATGACAACAATAAAAACAATGAAAACAATGCCAACGCCTCTACACAATCTATGAAGGAAGACCTTATTCATTTTCTTAAAGACCTTGGTTCTGGTTCTACTTCTGTATCTGAAGGACTCTATTCTTTTGATACAAGTATATCATCTTTTTCATTTACGAAATAAAAATATTTTATTTATTTTTATCGATCTTCAAGGATGTAAATTAAAATATTAAATGATCAAAATATATTATTAAAATATTAAATGATCAAAATATATTATTAAAATATTAAAAATTAAAATATAATTATAATTTATAATTTATTAGTAACAGTTTTAAAAATTAAAAGGTATAACAATTCACGAAAAAAATGGATCCTAGTGTTAGAATGAGTCAACTACTTCAAATTATAATAGAACAACCACCAGCATATGATCATTACATGGAATTCATAACATTATATAATCAACTCGAAGATAAACGTACAAAGACATTATATGAAAAAGACCTAAACGACGTATTTCAAGCTCTGAAAGAACTTGGGTATCCGGAGCTTAGTGATAGAATGAGTAGAATGAGTGAACTACTTAAAATTATAATAGAACAACCAACATATGATGATTGCATGGAATTCATAACATTATATAATCAACTCGATGAACTTACAAAGACAGTATATGAACAAAACCTAAACAAAGTCGTGTTTCAAGCTCTGGAAGGACTTGGGTGTATGGGGTATACGCGTGGTGGTTTAGCATTTGGTGTTAATTTAAAATTTTTGAAGAAATTTTCACCCCACTCTACTGCTGCACAATCCTCCGAGCCATTCCGTTCTGTTGAACCACCATCGCCGTTATCAGATGCATGGAATCATCTGCGTCTATCACAAGTCCCGCCGCCCGCACACTCTTCCGGCCTGCCTGCTGAAGACCCGCTTCAAGACCGGCTGACAGATTATGACGCCTCCATACTAGACGATACGCGGGGGTGTAGGCACGGCAAGCTGAGGCAGCACTGCAAGGATTGCGGGAAGTTTTGCCCGCACGGCAAGCTGAAGTGGCACTGCAAGGAATGCGGGAAGTTTTGCCCGCACGGCAAGCTGAAGTGGCACTGCAAGGAATGCGGGGGCAGTAATTTTTGCCAGCACGGCAGGCAAAAAAGCAGATGCAAAGAATGCGGGGGCGTGGGTATTTGTCAACACGACAGGGAAAAAAGAAACTGCAAAATTTGTGGGGGTACGAATATTTGCCAGCATGGCATGCTTAAATACAATTGCATAGATTGTAAGGGCACAAATAAATGCAAGCACGGCAGGGAAAAAAGATTCTGCAGAGATTGCGGGGGCAGCGGCATTTGTAACCACGGCAATAACAAAAGATACTGCAAAGTTTGTAATTCTCAAGGAGGAAGCAAAACCATAAAATCAAAAAAATCATATAGAAACGTTAAAATGTCGTTTAGAAAAAATAAAAAAGTCGTCGCTCATAAAAAAACAAAAAGATTAAAATCATCCAGTGCATCATCTAGAAAATCACATGTATATATTTAATATACAATACATTACGGTCAACTTCCTGATCCGATATTCCAATATTCCAGAGATACGAGATACGATGATATTAAATATTTTACAAACATGGTATAAAAGAATAGTTACATAGTATCCTATATACACATGCAACACATACCTAAGAACATGAATGCGTTTACAAGTAATAACAATAAAACGATTGTTACTCAAAGTAACACAAATAAACATACATATGCAAAATTACTACAGCAATTTCCAAAAATAAAATTTTCTTATGAGTTAAAATCTTATAAGAAAGTTTCTAATTCAAATATTAACATTGAGAATGACGATCACGATAATAATAATAATGTATATTTCATGATACCAAAAGGTAAAAAATTTTTTGTTTGGTTTAAAAATGATGAATGTTTATTTTTAGAACTTGACAACGATAAACAAGTCGTAAATGTAACATCTAAAAAAACGTCGCGCATTTTTCCCAATGATACAATCCTATACGGAACCCATTTTTATTATCGAGCACCGCCCCCTATAAATACAAATTCAAATTCTGTAGTAAATATTCAATATTATTTTACAATTGAAAATATTCATTATTATAATGGAGTCAACATTGATACGCAAACCGTATTTGAAAAATGTAAAACACTTCATCTTGCATTTACAACTGCAACATTGGAAAAAACTTTCCAAGTCGACATTGGGCTACCACACATTGATACTTGTCTTGAACGTATTTCGGCTTTAAAACCATTCTATCAAGTTTATTGTATTCAAAAAAAAAAGTCCAGTGATAAGATGAACCAGTATCAAAATATTCATTTGAATATGTTGTTGAATATACAAAAAGTAGATGCACAACAACAACCACAACAACCACAACAACCACAACAACCACAACAAGAGACACCAGTAAACGTAAACATCGTTTCAAAACATACGATAGAAAACAAAAAATATATCGAAAAATCAAAAGATTCTAATAATACTAATAATCATCATAATAAAAAGTATAAAATTTTTATCGTTTCAGCAGACATTCAAAACGACATTTATAATCTCGTGGATCCTAATGACTTGTCAAGTTATGACATCTCCAATAAACTTATTGCATCAATACCCGATTATAAAACCAGTGTTTTCATGAATGCCTTGTTTAGAAACATTAAAGAAAACAGATCTTTGGATGCTTTAGAAGAAAGCGACGATGAAGACGAATTTGAAAATACAAACATTGATAAATTCGTCGATTTAAATAAAAAAATAAAAATGAAGTGTGTTTTTAATTATAAATTTAAAAAATGGACACCGATTGAATGTGTCAAATGATTAAAAACAATGTATGTGTAAATATGTATTAGAATTAAATATATATAATTAAATAAAATAATTATATTATATTAGTATAAATATAATATAATATAATCATCTATTATGGCATTCAAACTAAAATATAATTTCAATGGTCCGCCTGATAATCACGTGTTGATGAAACAACGCGGAAATAATGCAACACTTACCGGCGTCAATCCGATGCCTCAACAATTTTATCCGTCTTCGAATGACAGCGTGTTTGCAATGGGTCGGCGCACGTTCGTACAAACAAAAGGCGAACCGAATGGAGTCAATAATTCAGACAATAAGATTGCCGGAACGGTTCGTGCCAGTATTGGTTCCACGTTTAACCAAATACCGCCTCATAAACGTACAGGACTTGTTGGAAAACCGATTTCATTCCCCCAAGACAGTTCGCAAAGAATTGAACGTCTTAAAAACAACGCCATTGGTGGAGGAAGTATGAAGGTGGGTTTAGCAACCAGCGCGCCCATGTCATTCAAAAGTAATGATACAACAAGTCGAAATGATGCGCTCAGGAGATGTCGCGCCGGCGGGTGTGTTGCGCCTAAGAAAAAGGGCGCAAACAATGCATTTAAATCGGGAGGCGGATCTATATACGGTAGTATCGGTAATCGTCAAATATACGCTCCTTGAAATAAATAATCCCTTGAAATAAAAAGAATCTTTAGAATAATTAATAAAAATTATTATATAACTTTTAACTTTTATAATTTTTATATAATAAATATATATACAGTAATTTAAGTTTAATCATGACTCAGACGTTGAGACGTTCAAAAAGTAAATACGCAAGAACACGACGCCAGAACAAAAAACAAAGACGCATACGTGGTGGTGGTTTTCTAAACGACGTTGGTAATACAATTGTAGGCGCATTCAAACCATCAACAGATGAGGAAAAATGTAAAGAATTAAAAGAAGCTGCTCAAAAAGCTTGCAGTAAAACTGCTGAAGGGGATATAGAAATGATGGAAATAGTGCCTTATGAACTCTCTTCTGGTTCTAGTGATGAACTCTCTTCTGGTTCTAGTGATGAACTCTCTTCTGCTGCTGCACCTCTTGGACTCCCTCCTGCACCTCTTGGACTCCCTCCTGCACCTCTTGGACTCTCTTCTGGTTCTGATACAGGGCTCTCTTCTGCTGCACCTCTTGAACTCTCTTCTGGTTCTGATACAGGGCTCTCTTCTGGTTCTGATACAGGGCTCTCTTCTGGTGCACCTCTTGAATTCCCTTCTGGTTCTGATACAACAGGGCTCCCTTCTGCTGCACCTCTTGAACTCTCTTCTGGTTCTAATAAAGGACTCCCTCCTGCACCTATTGTTAAAGACCAAAGAAAACTTGCTATGTTCGGTGGTGCAAAAAAAAGTAGAAGAAAGAATAAAAAACGAAGCCAAAGTCGTCGTAAAAAACATAAATCTAGAAAACATAAAAAATAATTAAAATAGTCATGGCTCGATTTTTTTAATTTATTAATTCTTTCATTTTCGTATTTATGATTTATCTCTCTTCTCTCTTATTTTGAAAATAGAAACTCAAAATAAAATCATTCGCAAATAAAAACCCGTGATTCAAAATATATATTTCATTTTACGACTTCATTTTTAGAGAGAAGAGAGATAAATCATAAATACTAAAAAAAATAAAAAAATAAAAAAATAAAAAAATAAAAAAATAAAATAAAATATTTTATATTCATTATATTATATTTTATTATTTTTAATGAATGAACAAAACAATAAAGGTAAGAGCGAATACGATAGGCGGATATAGAACAAAGGGTTCAAAAGATAAGCATAAACGATGCACACGAGGTTTTCGTCGGTCAAAGGCCACCGGAGAATGTGAGCCAGTACAGTATATCGTAAAAAACGACGGACTAGATAATACGCTTTTTTCGAATGATCTTATTGATGAACTCTCAAAAAATAAAGAAATAAAACAAGCAATGTCAAATAAAAGAGTTGCGTTTCAAACTCTGTCTCAATTCACAAGCTCGAAAAAGTTCCAAAGTCATAATACCAGTGACGCGAAAAAAGATAAACTTATTGAAGAAATTGGTTCATCGTGCGACGATGTTGTTTCATCCGACTACATTGAAGAATCATTACAAAATATATTGTACAGTGACCCCGACCCGTATATGGATATATTATTTATAAAAAATAAAAAGCAAAAGATTTTAGGATTCTTAATTGCTGAATTAGGAGCATGTAGAACACGCTCGCAAACATATACTATAAACTTGGTTTGTTCTGAAAGCGGTCTTGGAAAACTGCTGGTTGGAGCATGTTTATATTGCATTAAATTCAACGAAGATGTTGCAACAAAGGCGTGCGTTTTAGAATTGGCGCATGGATATCGAAACACACCCGCATTTTTCGTATATACCAGAATGGGTTTTAATGTTGATAATTCCATAATCGGAGACAACTGTTTTCATGACGCAATCCAAATGCCAATGTCTGTCAAATTAACCGACAAGTATACTAAACAATATATTGTTAATGCAATGGTTGGCGTCAATTTTAAACAAACCGATGTAGACGATGCTACCGGAATATACGAGTTGGGGCTTCCTTTACACTACTCAGAAGACAAGGGTAAAAGTGAAAACATTCAAGATAAAATTGCACTTATTGCCAACATTATACGCAAAATGAAAGTATATAGCGAAAATGAAAGATACAGAAATCCGAACGTTACTTTATTACCGTCTGATGAATGGAAATATGCGAAGATGATGAATATTATTAAAGTTGAAAATATTCCTATCATTTCACAACCAAAATTTCGCACGCATTTGTATGAACATAGTGCAATAAAAACGAAATTTATGAAAGAGTTAGAGAGAGAATTTGAAGATGCGAAAGAAGAATATAAAAAAAGTAAAATGCGCGTAAAAACTTAAAGATAATAAAAATAATAATTATTATAGTTATAGTATAATTATAGTTATATATATATATATATATAGTAAATTTATGTCTATCGTTATAACATTATTGCAGAGAGATGCAGTGCTGCGTTCTATAGGTGCCACAAACTCAAAACTATATGAAGTTTTATCCGACTACATGTGCAGCGAGGGATACATTAAATCCAGGATTGAGAAACTGGATATTATGTATAAGCTGGAAGTGATTGAAAGTTACATTTCAGAAATACCGGATGCAGTTCATGAGCGACCAAGTATTCATAAAGCGCTTGTTGGCATTCATGAAATGTGTGTCAAGCTGCACAATGAGCTGGACGACATGCTGAAAAAAATTAAAGCGCACAGTCAAAAATATTTTTATTATGTGCGAAGTTTCGATGTCTCGGCAGATTTAGTCAATATTGAAACTCACGTTTATAATTTAGACCATCGATTTAAAATGTTTTTAGGACTAATGAATACGGCGACCGCAACGATGTTGTAATTTTTTCCTTGTTATATTATTTTTTCCATATTTATGTCGTGATAACTTGTTATATTTCTTTTTATTTTTATTTGATTTTGTTGCAGATTGTTTAATTTTCTTATTCTTACGACTTTTTTTCCCGCCAAATCCTAATTTAGTAAGATATCTTGCGCGAATTTGATTTCCCTTCATTCGCGCAATTTCTAATAGCTTTGCTTTTTGTTCTTCTGCTTTTTGTTGTGCCGCTTTTTGTTCTTCTGCTTTTTGTTGTGCCGCTTTTTGTTCTGCTGCTTTTTGTTCTTCTGCTTTTTGTTCTTCTGCTTTTTGTTGTGCCGCTTTTTGTT